GTTCTCGTTAAAATTCAAAAAAAAATAAAAAAAAATTTTCTTTCAAATTCCTATCCGCCTATTCATTTTATTGCTAATTATCTATACTCCCATTTACATTGAAGTGGTTATAAAGTGGAGAAAAAATTGAAAAAAAAATCCAAAAAATTTTGAATTCTAATTCATCTAATTTCACCTTTACGGAAACAAAAACAACAATAACTACAACTTCATTGAAAAACAATTCAAAGAATAATGCAATAATTTGAATGATAATTTATGCAGATTCGTGATAAAAAAGTTGGAAAATTTTGAATTGATTTTTATGGAAATTTCTTCAAGTTGTGCGTAAATGGTAATATATAATATATTACCATTATAATGAATTATACTTTATTATTATTAGTAAATATATTTATATATTTACACCTATAGAAACGCGGCTGCGTGTGCGCGCGTACGCGTATATATAGAAAAAAATGGGAGGGGTATTTGGAAATAAAAGAAATATTAAATACCTTTGTGATATATAACTTAATTTAATGATTATGACAGAAGATTTCGATTTAAGGTTTAGTTGGTGGGCGGAGTACAAAAAGAAGTATCCGTTCTCTAGAAAAGAATACTACAACTCAATACCAGTATTTTGTTGCAAAGAATGTCATTCACTTCACATACTAGGCGATGAAGGTTTAGAAGATTATTGTGGTGATTGTGGCTGCACTGAAACTGAGGAGATGAGTTATGATGAGTGGGAAAGAAAATACAGGTTTACTAAAATCCAAGGAAAGATTTAGCCGTGAAAGTTTTAGAAAGAACAGAAGCACTACTAAGGAAAGTACAACTTCTATCAACTAGCAACAGAGAAAAACACTTCCTATATGCAATACCATTTGGATTAATCTTTACCATTCTTTTTGTTGCAGGACTGGCATTTGGTATGGAGTATAAAGATAAACTCAAGGGTGGGAAATTCGATAATCTCGATTTTCTTTGTACTATACTCGGGGGTATAATAGGGCAGCTATTACAATTAGCACTTTATATAATAATAAGATGAGCAGAATTTTAAATAAAAAAGAATCAAGACAACTGATACTAGACACACTGAAACCCATAGATGAATTGGTTAAAACAACCTATGGTCCATATGGTGATAGTGTTCTAATATCAAATCAATACGAACAGGTATATACCAAAGACGGTTTATCAGTAATCTCAGCTGTATCGTCAGAGGATATAATTGAGAATAACATTATCAAGGATTTCGTTGGGTTAGTGAAGTACATTAACGACATCAATAAGGATGGTTCTACTTCTACATCTATTGTTACCTATTCTCTGATAAAGCATTTCAATAAAGACTTTGGTTTTCCTCCATTTAAGATTGCTGAATTTGTAGAGAAAGAATCCCAGAGAATTCAAGCCATTATCGATGAGAATGGGAGTTCAGTTGAGAAGGAAGATATACTCAATATGCTTTCTGTTGTTCTCAATAACGATGATAATCTATTAAAATTGATGCCTAAGAACATTGAAGGTAATTATACATATGAGGTAAATAAGAGTGAGGATAATCTATACTTCATATCCAAATATAAGGGATATAAAACCAACATAACTTCACCTATTCTACAGACATTAAGAAAGGAACCAAATGGGCAACCATTGACTGAATATAAATCAATAGTTTTTTATGTTAAGGAATTTTCAAATTATAATGACTTATATAAAGAGCTTGATAGATTAACTAAAATCTTCCGTTCTTCGGATTCTTCTGATGAGTTATTTGGTTTACCTTACACCTTAGTTATGAAGATGATTAAAGGTGGTGCAGATGAAGCCAAAGCTTTTGCTTCTAATATATTCAGAGATTTCGGTATAGTTGTAAATATCTGTCAATCTTTATTACCTCCAAAAGGGCTTAGAGTTTTACCCGATTTTAGACTTATAACACACTACGATGTAGATAAGGTAACCATTAAAGGAAATGCACTTTATATGGGTGAAAACACACATTATGTGCTTTCTCTTCCTTCTCTATCGGACGCGGAGTTTAAACAAAAGCGCGATGCTATTGATGATGCATTCTCTATAGTTGGTGCTAAAAAGTATGTTGTTGGTGGTGGTTTTATTTATAATAAAATTATAGAAACACTAGATAAGGAGACTAGAGATTCAGATATAGAAAGAGAAGTAAAGAAGCTTATACAACAAGCCTTACTAGAGCCAATCAAGATTCTATCTGAGAAAAGTGAAATTGAATTAGATTCACTACTACACTTGTATAAGTCAAATAAAATATATAACTTTGCTTCTAACAAAGAGGAAGAGATAACAGAAACCTCAGTAAAAGAATTAGCAGATTCGCTAAAGGTTATGTTTGAATTCTCCCTTAAGTATTTAAGTAACTTTATAACAACTGGTAGCATTATTCAGCAATGAGTAAAACAACTAAGAAAGAGAAACCTGAAACAAAGGTTCCAAAGAAGAAGCTTATAGAAGAAAAGAATAAGCAGAGTAAGAAACTATCACTTTATCATTGGGCAGTAGAAGTAAATGAATACAAACGAAAAGCAGGACTCAACTCAGAACAGTTCTAATGAACTAAGTCCTAAAGACAGAGCAATACTTGAACAGCAGATTTATATGAGTAATCTTGCTGGTTACTACAAGAGACTTGAGTATATGATTGAGCTAGCCAAGATTAAGGATTTGCTACCAAGTAATATTCAAGAAAACGTATTTAAATTTTTAGAAGCATTTGTAGGAATTAATGAAACCAACGAACATACTGAAAATCAAGTCTAGTGACTATGATGAGTTGTTCCTAAATTGGTTCCTTATTTTAAAGCCTTTACACAACCTCTCTAACAAAGAGTGTATATTAGCTTCAAAACTATATAAGTACAGAGATGAGTTGAAAGAGGTAATCCTTGATAAGGAAATACTTGATACAACAATACTCTCTGATACTTATAGAAAGAAGATAATAGAGGAGATGGAAATAACAATGATACATCTCCAAGTACTATTAACTTCATTGAGAAAGAAGAATGTGATTATAGACAATAGGTTAAACCCAAAGTTTATACCACACATAAAAGATTCAGAACTTTCATTGCTTATTAGATTTGAAATCCCAGTTAAGTAAAAAGGCTGAAGATAGAATATACAGATTGTATTGGAAAGCCGTGAATGAGGAACTAAAGGAATGCAATAATCTTAGCATTAGCATACCCTATTTAGGTAAATTTTTTAGACATTACTATGAGTATAATAAACATAAAGAAGATAAAGCCGAGCTATAATTATATACAAACCACGGCTGATACAGATACAGAAGCCAAAGGTTTTATGAAGGACCCTTACTGTCAGTATTCAGAAATACAAAGAATTATTTCTGTAGGTCCGCTGGTTACAAACTATAAGGAAGGGGATTTGATAATGGTATCATATGCCAAGTATAGAAAGACTTCCATACCGAAGGGTTCAGCAAGAGAAGAGCTGAATGGTATGACAGAGTTAGTACACTATACTATCCCTACTCTTATTATTAATGATGTTGAGTATCTGATATTAACAGATTCTGATATAAGTCTAGTCATAGAAGATTATGATTAAGTTGTTTAAGTATGAAGGTTTTAGGGTTACAATCTCGGAAGAGGCTTTAGCCCTAAAGCCTTTTAAAGTTTTATGGAATAGAGATAAATCAAAAGACAAGAGTAAAGCAAACAATGAACTTGCTTTTATTTATTTCTATGCTGACCCACGTTCTGACTTCCAAGTTTATATTGATGACGAAGAAAGAATAGAGCAAGTTAAAGATAGTTTAGGTTTAGCTCCTGATTGGCAACCTGATGCCGAGTTAGAAGCAGCCATTGAATACTATAAATCATTCAAACCACTATCTTCTCTACTACTCGAAGATGCTAGATTTTTGATAGATAATTTGAGAAAGACATTACGTAGTATTAACATTGATGAACGTGATGATAAAGGTAAGCCTGTATTCCAAGTTCCAGCTATTATGAAAGCTATTAAGGAAATGCCTGATTTGATTAAGATGATGGATGAAGCAGAAAAGGCTTTATTCTCTGAAGTTCAAGAGAATTCTAGAATGCGTGGTAATAAACAAAAATCTGTGATGGACGATGGTATCTTTGGATAAACAAGAAAAGAAATTACTTAAGCTCTTAAAACTCAAAAGAGCGCACTTAGATTATTATAGAGATAGCAGGAATGTGAGTATCTACCAAACACTGGTGGTATACAGAGAATGTGGTTCATCTCTTTCTATAATCGCACACGGCTCTATAAAAGCTAACTATCTAAGTGAAGCGGAGTCTAAACAATTAGTGTTAAAAAAATTACTTTATGACTACGGAAATTATAGAAACAAACGAGTTTCAAACTAAGATAACGGAAGAGTTATTAAGCCAATACCCAGACGAAGTGCGAGAACAATTCTTGCACTTTGTTCATTCTGTACCTTACATACAGAACTTAATATCTCCAAATAGAAAGAGAGCAAAAGATTTACCAAGAGACTCTAAAGGGAGGATAATAGTAGACCTAGTAAATCCACATATACTTGAAGATGTAGATTATTTCAGAGAATCAGCTATTCATTTTGAGAAGCACGGATGTTACACATTCCTTAGACCTAATGGTAGCCCTAACTCCAATTACAGGAAATGGTTAGAGAGAGAAGCCAGACGATGCTTAGAAGGATATGTAAGAGAATCAGATGGTGAATGGGTTACAGGTATTATGTACTATTATCTTAACTACTCTAGATTAAAGCTGTCTGTATTTAAGGATGGCTCTACTAAAGTAGCTAGTCGTATTGAAGCATTTCCTGAATTCTGGGAAGGTGTATACCTGAGAACACATTACTTAGAGCAAGCTAGATATGGAGGATTATATAATAACTTCGAAGGTGGTCTCCACTGTGCTGAACTAGCTCGACGTGGTGCTGGTAAATCATTTACACTAGCTTCTATTATGGCTCAGCGTTTCGTATTAGGTGAAGGTATAGATACAACAAAGGATAGAGTAACTATTCTACTAGGTTACTTGAAGGAGTATATTAAAGATAAGGATGGTACTATTTCAAAGTACATTGTAGATATTGACTTTGTAGCAGAACATACTGAATTCCCTAGAGCAAGAATTAAGGATTCACTTAATGAAATGATATGGAAGTCTGGTTATAAAGATGCAGAGACAGGGATTGAAAAAGGTACTTTAAATACCGTAATGGGAGTAGCAGTTAAAGATGATGAATCAAAAGCTCGTGGTAAACGTGGTTACATTCTTATTGAAGAGTTCGGTTCTTTCCCTTCTCTTTTGGCTTTATATAATACTCTCTTACCTTCTGTAGAAGATGGTGAAGCTGTCAATGGTCTTATATATGCTCTTGGTACGGCAGGTTCTGATGAATCAGAATTCTATTCTGCACAAGAGCTTATGTATAATCCAGATGGTTATAAGATTTATGGTATACCCAATGTGTATGATGAAGCAGGTATAGGTAAACCAAAATTCTGTTACTTCTTCCCTGGGTTTATCAATCGTAAGGGTAGATACAATAAGGATGGTATTTCTGATGTAGTTATGTCTCTATTAGATATTCTAAAAAATAGATATAACGTAAAATACAATTCAGATGACCCAGATTCTATTGTAAGAACTATTGCTGAAAATCCTATCACACCTAAAGAGGCTATCCTGAAATCTACTAATTCTATATTCCCTATAGCGAATATCAATGATAGACTAGGTCAGTTAGAATCAGACCCTAATGCTCTTTCTGATGTTTACGTGGGAGAGATAGTAAGAGAAGGTTTAGATACTAGATTCGTACCTACAAATGATTTACCTATCAGAGTATTCCCACATAAGAGTAATAAGATTAAAGGGGCTATTGAGTTCTTTACCTTACCTATCAAGGATGCTTCAGGTAAGCCTACACAAGGTAGATACATAGCTGCAATGGACCCTTATGATAATGACCAAGCAGAAACAGCTTCTCTTGGTAGCTTTATGGTATTGGATTTATTTACAGACCAGATTGTATGTGAATATACAGGTAGACCAGAGAGAGCTGATTTATTCTATGAGACTTGTTGTTCTATAGCCTTATTCTACAACTGCAAGATATGCTATGAAAATAACAAGAAAGGTTTATTCTCTTTCTGCTCTCAGAAGAATATGCTATTCTTACTTGAGGATACTCTACCTTATCTAACAGATAAGCAATTACTAAAAGCTCCTGCTATAGGTAATGCTTCTAAAGGTATACCAGCTACAGCAGGTATTAATGCCTATGCTAGAGATAGAATAAGAGAGTGGCTTATGAAGAGTGTTAGTATAGGTGAGAATACTGTAGTAGCCAATCTTTATAACATTAAGGGTATTGCTCTATTAAAGGAGCTTATTGCTTATAACTCTTACGGTAACTTTGACCGTGTTTCTTGTCTTGGTATTTTAATGCTATATAGAGAACAAAAGATGATTGATTTTGGTGAGAATCCTACTAGTATTGTAGGTAAATCCAAGCACTATAAAGGCAATGATAAGTTCTTCAAAAACAATTATGACAAGCGGTTCCTAAAGCATTAGAAAAAGAATAAGAACTTTTACGATTTTGATATAGGTAATATATTTGAAGTAACAAATTATATATAAATATGAAGTTACATTTTCCACCTCAAAACATACCTGAATCAAAGAAAAATAAGGAGTGGAAAGAGCAATGCGTTAAATGGGCAGAAAACGCATCTCTCCTCCATTCTGATTTGATTAGGAAGAATATTAGAGACCAAAAGATTAATTACGATTTAGTGAATGGTACTCTTGATATGCAGGATATGATGGACCTTCTTAATCCTTACTCTTTAGAGGACACTTATATTCCAGACAACATTAAGCACTATCCAATCATAAATTCTAAACTTAATGTTCTAAGAGGTGAGGAAATTAGAAGACCATTTGACTTTCAAGTTATCGTCACTAACCCTACTGCCATTTCTAAAATGGAGGAAGACAAAGTAAACGCAGTGCAACAATCACTGCTTGCTATCCTCCAACAAGAAGTACAAGACCAAGAGGAATTTAATCAGAAAGCCCAAGAGTTAGCAAAGAAGTTTGCGTCTTGGCAAGATATGAGAGAGATAAGAGGTAACTTCTTACTCAATCATTATGTAAAAGAATTAGATATGCCTTTGATGTTCAATCAAGGCTTTATGGATGCCCTTATTGTAGGAGAAGAGATTTATAGATGTGATATTATAAATGGTGAACCTACAGTAGAAAGATTAAACCCTCTTAAGGTTAGAGCTTTTAAAGGTGGTAGCTCTCCAAGGATAGAGGATTCCGATGTTATTGTTATAGAAGATTACTGGTCTTTGTCTAAGGTTTATGATACCTTCTATGATGATTTAAGTCAAGCAGATATTAGAAAGCTTGAAAATAGAGATACAGAAAGTAATGATAATGAAGAAAACTTAAATAACTTCCTATCATCTCTTGCAGTAGAATCTATTGATGGTGTATTAGAGCCTATAATGCTTGATGGCGGAATACCAATGCCTTACGATAAACACAATAATATTAGAGTACTCCAAGTGTATTGGAAGTCTAGAAGAAGACTTAAAAAGATTACTTCTATAGACCCTGATACAGGAGAGATGGTTGAAGACCTAATGCCTGAAGAATATAAGGCAGATAAAGAAAACGGAGAAACAGAAAAGCTTATTGTTGTAAATGAAGCTTGGGAAGGTACTCTAATAGGTAAGGATATTTTTGTTAATATCCGACCAAGAAAAATTCAATATAACAGATTATCTAATCCTTCAAAGTGTCACTTTGGTATCATAGGTTCTATCTACAGTATTAATGAAGATACACCTTATTCAATGGTTGATATGATGAAGTATTACAACTATCAGTATAATCTTGTTCACGATAAACTGAATAAGCTTATACAAGATAACTTAGGTAAGGTGATTCAATTAGACCTTGCTAAAGTACCTGATAGTTGGGATATAGATAAATGGATGTATTATCTAAAGACTGCTCACATTGCAGTAGTTGATTCATTCAATGAAGGTAATAGAGGTGCTTCTTTAGGTAAGCTTTCTGGGGCGTTAAACAACAATATGGCAGGCTCTGTGGATATGGATTTATCTGGTGCTATTGCTTCTCATATTCAGCTATTAGAATCTATTAAGGCTGAGATGGGTGAAGTAGCAGGTATCTCTAGACAAAGAGAAGGTCAGATTTACAACAGAGAAACTGTTGGTGGTGTTGAACGTTCTAACCTTCAGTCATCTACTATTACTGAATGGTTATTCTCTACGCACGATAATCTGAAGAAACGAGTATTAGAATGTTTCCTAGAAACTGCGAAGATAGCTCTCAGAGGTACTAATCCTAAATTCCAAAATATATTACCTGATACATCAATTCAAATGATGATGATTCCAGGTGATGAATTTGCAGAATGTGATTATGGTCTAGTTGTAGATTCTTCTTCTGCTACAAACAATCTCAATATGAAGATTGACCAGTTAGCTCAAGCTGCTCTACAAACTCAAACACTTTCATTCTCTTCGATTATCAAGCTCTACTCTTCTGCATCTATTGCTGAAAAGATTAATATGATTCAGCAAAATGAAATTGAGATGCAGCAAGCTGCACAGCAAAGACACGAACAGGAAATGCAGATGCAGCAAGAAATGCAACAGAAGGAACTTGAACACAGGCAACTTGAAATGCAATTGCAGGATGCTATTAATCAGAGAAACAATGAGACCAAGCTCAAGATTGCACTTATACAGGCTGAGAATAATCACAATCAGATGGTGTTTAGAACTGATGATGATGAGTTTTCAGAAGAAGAAAGGCTTACTTTGGAGCAGAAGGATAGGCAGTTTGATGCCGAACTAGACTTCAAGAAGAAGCAGTGGAAGGAAAAAAGAGAAATAGAACTCAAAAAGTTAAATAACTAAATTATTGATTAAATGGGAAATTCAGATTTTAAAAATCGTCTCCTATCGTTTTATGGGGTAAAGGACACTGACTTCAGTGACTCTACCCCTCTAACGGGGGAAGAAAGAATTGCTATTGTTCAAAACAACCTGAATGTATTAGCTACGGTAAATGATTTACTATCTTTAATTCCTTGTGGATTCCTTAATGTTCCTAAAAACATTAATTCATTGGATAAGGCTATGGATTGGTTCTCCAAGCTAAAGCCTTCACAGGGTAAGAAGATTGGTGCTGTAGTATCTTACTTTGATACTGATTCTGGTGTTGCTGAAGTGATGCGATTCGTTGGTGGTAATACACTACCTGAAACAATTAAGGATAGTACGAACTGGGAATGGTTTAACTCTGGTTCTGCAACATTCAAGGGTTTATATAACAATGAGCAAGAACTAAAGCTTTCAGCTCCTAGCCCTAAAGTAGGTGACCACGCTTTCGTTGGTGATAACCTAGAGAACTCTACTCTCTATGTATGCTCAAAGAATGGTACTTGGAGAAAGTCTAAGAGACTTTTCAATGATATTGTATCTAAGTTTGATGCTGTGTTCTCTGTAGAAAATGGGGAGCAGCTAGAGATGTATGATGAGTTCATTGCTGATAAGGCTCTTATGGATGCTGAAGGTAATGTTATTAGTGATACATATCTAAGAATAGCAGATAGAGAAATTCTCATCGAAAATATAAAGAAGCAAATTGAAGATATTAAGAAGGAAAAGTTTGCAGGTATAAACGAAAAGAATAAGACCTTCCTAAACCTAAATCCTGATGATTTAGCTTGGGATATGGAAGATAGACTTTCGTTTGCTGAAAGACCAAACAATACTAAGAGTAAGTACGGTTTTGTTTATCTAAGAAATGAAAAGCCTCTTACTGATGATAGCTTCTCAAGAACAGGTGATAAGATTATCTATGCTATTAGATTTAATCACGACCTCGGAGGTAGAACGATAAATATTCCTGATAACACTGTTTTAGATTTTACATATGGTGGTTCATTTACTAATGGTACTTTAAATCTAGGTAAGAATGTTATCATAAGAACATTTGATAGGGACCAGATTGATGTGAAGATTAATGGTCAATATAAATTGATGGAAAGTGTTACAACTATTACATCAACTCCTGAACCTACTCCTCCACCAACACCTAAGCCTACTCCAAATCCTGACCCTATAGTTCCTCCTACTCCTAAGCCTGTTGAGCCTACAGTAGTTAATGCAAATGTTTATAGCTCTACAAACAATAAGTACACAGCTCTAGACACTAACAACCTAAAGAACTCTAACTACACTGGTAATATCTATCAAGGTGATGTTATGAGTGATGGTACATTTAAGGTTAAGAAGTCTCTTGTTTACTCTACTACTAATGAAGTAGTTTATGGTAACCAACCTTCTTATTCTAATGGTACACAATTCGGTCCTAAGGGTTCTACCTATAAGTATGCTTACAATCAGGTAAATCATTATTGGAAGGAAGGTCAGAATACTGTATTTACTTATAGCACTATTACAGGTAGAAATGCAAGTGCTGATTATGTAGAACCTACTGCTCCCGTAACTGTTGTTAGAGCTAACGTATATAGCTTCTCTAAGAATAGCTTTGATGAAGCAACTTCAGCTAAGGCTTTAGAAAGAGATTATAAGAATAACCTATATTTAGGTAACTTAATGTCCGATGGTACTTTCCAGTATATCAAGGATGTTGTACCTGCTGTAGGTAATGCTAACCTCTTCGGTAGAACAGAGAGTGAAACTGATGTACGTAGTCTAGTTACTACTAAGAGTGCAGAGTATAAGTATTCTTATCTAACTCGTCAGGCTAGATGGGTTGATGGTGCAAATGTTATAGAGTATCATAAGATAGTACAGAGAAAGCCTGAATATGACTATGTAGCACCTATTACAGTAGTTAGACCTAATGTCTTCAGTTTCTCTAGAGATACTTTCGATGAAGCTACCTCTGCAGAAGCCCTAAAGAGAAACTTCAAGAATGCCAATCTATTCCTAGGTAATCTAATGTCTGATGGTTCATTCCAATACATTAAGTTCGTTGTTCAGAATATGGATAGTTCTTATATGTATGGTAAAACCGAAAATGAGACTAATGTTGATACCTTGAGTCCTAATAAGGATGTAACCTATAGATATGGTTATTATGTAGAGCATCCCAAGTGGCAAGATGGTAACAATATAGTAGAGTACAAGAAGATAGTAAGAAGAGAACCTCAGTTTGACTATAATCTACGTACTACTAGAAGAGATGTTGTATCATATAAGCCTAATGTTTTAGAGGATGTAACAGACGCTAACTTGAAGTCCAAGAATCATACTGGTCCTATTTATGTAGGTGATGTGTATGAGGATAACTCTTATAGCGGTAGAGCTGTGGAACATAAGACTGAAGCCTATGTAGCTTACAGTAGCAATGCTAACGAAACCAACTTTGAAAATCTAAGTAGAACAGGCAATGCTACAAATAAGTATGCTTATGATGTTACAAAGCACTATTGGGAATATCTAGGTGGAATAGAAAGAGATACTCGAAAAGAGAATAAGTACTTTGTAGGTACTAGAAATACTCAGAGAGATTTCAATGCAGGTCCTTCTATTGTAGATGATTATGCTTTAAGTTTCAATAGAAACTCTTATGATGAAGTAACTTTAGCTAAGATTAAGGCTAAGGGTGCTACTATAAATCATAATTGGATAGGTAATAGTATTTTTATAGGTAAGCTTAAGTCAGATGGTTCTTATGAAACCTTCTTAACATTACCTTATAGAAATGAGTATCTTGTAAAGTATGGTGCTACAGAAAATGAAACCAACATAGATAATCTTGTTGAATACGGTAATGCTGCAAAACCATATGCTTATACTGTTGTAAATCACATATGGAATGGTAGAAAGCCTAACGGTGATGTAATAAATTACAGCTATTTATCTATAGGTGGTAGAAAGTCTGATTCTGATTACAGCCCCAGAAAGTTTATAAAGACTAAGAATGTATTCAGCTATAGACAGCCTGTTTATGATGCTGTAACTACTGATAATCTAAAGGTAAAGAATCACACTGGTATCCTATACTTCGGTAATGAGATGTCTGACGGTTCTATGCAGAATGGAGCTATACAGGTTCAAGAGAAAACCACTGCTGTAATTCTTTATGGTAACAGAGAAAATCTTTCTGATAATCCAACCTTTGGTAACAAGAGTGAAGTGTATAAGTATGCTTTCAATGCTACTAACCACAAGTGGTCTACTACAGCATTGAATACTGATACCAACTTAAATCAGACTTACACTGTAGAATACAATAGTCACTTATCTAGAAATGCAGCTAAGGATTATGGTACACAGCCTGTAACTCCACCAGCACCTCCTACTAGCGACCTATCTAATATAGTTATTTCTCCAGTAGATTTATCTGGTCAGATTCTTAGTGCAGGAAACTCTAATTCATATACAGAGCATCCTGTTAGATTCCTTGAAGATAGTGGTATAAGAACAACTAAGGTTAGAACATCAGCTGCTGATTATGGCGACCAAACTAACTCCATTGTTGAAGGTGATTTAGAATTCTACTTTGATTCAAATGACCCATTGAGGGTCTATAGGACGAAGTCTGATGGTAGCAGAGCTTTAGAATTAGTAGGTGAATTAGACTACTATAGTGTTGATGAAAACAGCCCTGGTAAAAATCTAAACTTAGAATATAAGACAGTAGGTAATAACCATGCTTTTGTTGTCAATGATTCTAGAGTACCAGAACTTAAAAACCTAATTGTATTCTTCGGTGAATCTAGAAAGAAGAAGATAGGTATTAAAGACTATGGTGCTAATATAAAGAGTGTACACCAAGGTGGTAAGGAATTAACAACTTTAGGTAGTGGAGAAAATGGTAGAGTATTTGAATTTGATACTTTATTACCAGTAACTATTGTTACACCAAATGGCGGTAGTAATTTAGTTATAACAGATTCCGCTAACACAAATAGACAATTAGATTCTGGTATATACATGGAAGACGATAGACGTAGTAGTACCAATAAATATCTGATATTCTATAAGGCAGAATCTCTACCAGTAGTTGGTATTATGATTTCTAGCCAGCTATAATTAAATTAACAAGGTAGGAGGGGTAAAACTCTCCTACCTATTAATTATACTAATATGAAGATATATATCGGTAAAGAGGAGAACCCTATATCTGCTACGGAATTTGTTGATAAAATCTTTGCTCCAAATAAGGAAGGATTGAAGAAGCAAAAGGAGAAGTGGATTCAATGGATATACAGGAAAAAAGATGATAAATCTATAACCTTAGATACTATAAAACATACAGAAGGTAACGATGAGCCTTTAGATTTAGATGTTAAAGTCAGACCTTATTTAGTGTATAAGAATGGGCATACTTCTAATGTAGGTAAAAGGGTATGGAAAGGTGAAGTGCCTTATACTGATGAACCTGTATTTGATGTAGTTAGAACTCCTGTTCCCAGGAATATGAAAGGAGGTTTAAATCTACCTAATCTATTATTTAAAAGGGACGATGAATTCAGATATAAAAAATTAAAATCTATAAATTGGTTTTATCAGGTTAAAGAAGATAATAGTTCTGGAAATGTTCTACAAGTCACCATACCAGAATTTACTACTGACAATTACTTTGACAAAGATGATAATTTTAAATTAGGTTATTATACTTTATTGACTAGTAGCGAAAATAGTGCCTATATAAAATCTATAGATATAATCCACACTTCTAAAACCTTTATTGGTGTAGATATAAAATTCGAGGAAGGAGTTGATTTGAATAAAGCTATCAATGGAAAGGGTAATATAGATAAGACAGCTTTCAGAAATAAATTTGATGTTACTGGTAAGCCTTATCATATGCAGATAAAGTTCTACAAAGACTTTAAATTTGACCCTAATCAGTACGAATTTAATATGGACTTTGTTAGAAAGACTGTTCTTCAAAAGCTTTCTGAAAAATCTAAACACGGTAAACCTATTGTAGAAAAGGAATTTCCTATAGTTTGTAATAAAGTATCTCCAACTAAAATTGAATTTATTGTAGATATGACAAACCCAGAAATAGGTTTATACAGATTATACAACATTGATTTAAGGTTAAATGAAATGGAGTTTTATAGAGTCTTGAAATTCATCACTCCAGAATTCCGTATAGTAGAAACAGGTAACTTTTAATAATATAATATGAGTTGTAATAGTAATTGCGGTTGTCAGTGTCAGAATGGACACCCTGCAGGTAAGAAAATGGCTGTAAAAAGTGAGAAACATCAGCTTAAGAAGTACTTCAAGAAAGCAGATGGTTCTGAGGAAATAAGAAACATTTATCCTCTAACTCTACTTAGTAACGTTATAGACGAATATACAGGTAAGAGATTGAGTGAAGTAATGTTCCTTACTAATCACATATGGCTTAGAAAAGAAGAAAATTTTGCTTGCACAATGCGTAGAGTACCTAAGGGTTTTAGACGTTTAGGTTTATATGTAACAGTTGTAGATGATGTAAACAAGGAATTTACTACCTATGTATATATTGGTAGAAATACTATAACTTGTTGTGAGCTTAAGAAAGAAGAAAACTGGAGAGTAATCAGAACTTCTAATGATGTTGAAGAAAAGGCTAAATTAGAAGACAAGGTTAAAGCTCTAGAAGAAAAGGTTAAGAGTCTCATTGGTGTTAGAATTACAACACAAGCCGAGCTAGATGCAATGGAAGAAAGAGACGAAAATACTTTATACTACATTAAAGACCTTTAGTATGACAAAGATAAGATTAGCAATAATCTTTTTATTTGTCGGGTTACTCATCACTTCAGTAGGCTTGTATAAAAAACTCAAGTCTGCTGAAGCTGATAGAGATAGATTCATATCTAACTATGAAGCATCCTTACTAGAGAAAGATTCAATAACTACGAATAATAGATTATTGTCTTTCTCTATAAAGGAGCTTAAGTATCTCAATGATTCTATAGCTAATGAATTAATGAGTACAGCCAAGGAGTTAAAGGTAAAAGAAAAGGAGATTAAAGCTCTTTACTATATTAAGAGTCAAGCACAAAGAGTAGATACTATACAGATGAGTGATACTATCTTTGTAAAAGACCTTAAGGTGGATACAGTTATCAGAGACCCTTGGTATCAGTTAGATTTATCTTTGCAATATCCGAATACTGTGGTTGTATCTCCTAGCTTTACTAGTGAGAAACATATCATAGTACATAGTAAAAAGATACTGAGAAAACCATCTAAATGTTTCTTCATAAGATGGTTCCAAAAGAGAGATGTCGTTGTGGAAGTTGAAATAAAAGAGAAGAACCCTTACATCAAAGAAACACAGAATAAGTTTATTGAGGTAATAAAATGAATGAAATACTTTTAAACGGTTTAGTTACCGTTGCTACTACAGCGGTTGGTTCTTTCCTAACCTATATATTCACGAAGAAGAAATATTCTGCTGAAGTTGATAACAACTACATAAAGAATATGGAGGATGGACTTGCTGCATACACTAAGCTTAAGGATGGCATTCTTGCTGACCTTCAAGCTTCTGAATTAAAGAATGATACTTTAGAGCAAGAGAATGTAAAGAACAGGGAAGAAAGAAATATCCTAAATAGCAAGATTGATAAGCTTACTCTTGAGAATGAAAATCTTAAGATTAGAATTGAATCTTTAACTTTAGAGAATTCTGAATTAAAGACTACTATTCTAGGTTTACACAAGCTTGTTAATGGGCTTTCCGTAGAAGTGAAATCTATGAATAAAAAACTTACTGATAGATATGAAACTAGAGCTAAAAAGAATAGCACTAAAGCCTAACTATACTATAGGCAAACTTTTCATCAATGGAACCTATTACTGCGATACAATAGAAGACAAGGTTATTGACCTAAATAAGAATGGGAAATTTGATGATGGTTTGAGTAAGGTTATGCACCAAACTGCTATTCCTTATGGTACTTTCAAAGTGGTGGTAAACTACTCTCCAAAATTCAAAAGAGAGCTACCTAGATTACTTGATGTTCCTTACTTTGAAGGTATATTAATACACAATGGAAATGACCAAAATAGTTCATCTGGTTGTATTATAGTTGGGGAGAATAAAACAGTTGGTAAAGTTACTAACTCTACATTCTATATGAATAACCTAACTGCACGTATAAAAGATGCACAAAATAAAGGTGAAACTATAACGATAACAATCAGTTAATTACAAAAACTTTAATTAGATTTTTAAATAAGGTCTCTCCAGTATATTTGTACTATAATTTATTAATTAAATGAGAAGAAAAAATGGATATTAATTTTGAATTAGAAGAGATTGAAAGTCTGGACAATTTAGAAGGTCCTGATTCTGGCGAAATAGAGCTAGATGATATAGACGACAATGGTGGTGAAAGCCCAGAAGAATCCGAAGATGATTCTGAAATAGACGAATTAGATTCTTTAGAAGAAACCGATGAGGATAATGAACCTCAAGAGAGCGTAGGTGATAATGAAGAAGAACAAAATACAGAAGAAGAAACTCCCGAATCTGACGAAGAAGGTTCTTCTCAATTTTACTCTTCCATTGCCAACGCTTTGTTAGAGGACGGAGTTTTATCTTCTTTAACTGAAGATGATATTAAGGAAGTAGATAATCCTGATGATTTAAAGAGTCTCTTTAAGAAGCAGGTTGAATCTCTTTTAGATGAACAGCAAAAGAGAGTTCTAGAAGCATTAAATTATAATGTGGAACCTTCAAAGATTGCTTCATATGAAAGAACAATTCAATACCTAGAATCTTTATCAGAAGATGATTTAAAGGCTGAGGAAAATGAAGACATAAGAAAGCGTCTTATCTACAACCAATATATTCGTATGGGCAAGTCCCACGAACGCGCACTGAAAGAGGTTGAACGTTCCTTTGAAAGAGGTGATGATATTGAGGATGCGATTGAAGCTTACAATGATAGCTTGGAATTCTATGATAAGGCTTTCAAGGATGAGCTAGAAAATGCAAAGAAACTCAAGGAAGAAGAAGACCGTAAAACAAAGGAAAGAGCTGAGAATATTCAAAAGGTATTTGAAGAAAAAGATTTCTATGAAAAGATTGGTGTTTCTGAGAAGATTGGAAAGCAAGCTTTTATAGATGCTACTAATGCAAGATACCGTAACCCTGAAACAGGAGAATTTGAAACTGCTCTACAGAAAGCTCAAAGAGAAGATGAAGCTCGTTACCTTAGAGGTATAAGTGTTGCGTTTACTCTAACCAATGGTTTTAAAGATTTCGATAAATTATTTAAAGGTGCCGCCAACAAGCAGGTTAAGTCTAAGCTTGCAGAATTAGAAGGAAAGATTTCCCCTAGCTCTAGAGGTGGTCTACAATATGTTGGAAAGAATAGTAAAGGTAAATCAACAAAAATAACTTTATAATATGAATACAAACAGAAATGCTTATTTTGTAGGCGCAATGAAGTCCTGGTCTGGCTTAACTACTGACAGACATTTAACTTCTGCTGGTATCAAGACTCCTGCTAAGCTTGGTCTTCGTATCAATGAAGCCTTAATCAGTCGTTATGGTAGCACTCTTGAAGACTTCCTTAACGCTTTCCCTGTAAAACAAATTCCCTCGGAAGATGAATACACTTGGGATTTAGAAGGTGAAGAAAGACGTAACATTCCTCTCCGTGAAGCTAGAGATGAAGATGGTAGCGTGATTGACTCTACTTATGGTAACGTAGGTCGTAATGGCGCACCTTTCTACCTAGTATTTGAAGAAGATATGTTCCACGATGGTGAAGTACTTTGGGGTAACCTAAACGAAACCTATCCAATGCGTGTTCTTGCTGACCCTCGTTTTGAAGGTTCCCTTGCTGTTTATAAGGTAACTCTTATGAATGGTCGTAACGACGGTATCCCTGCTGAACGTCTTCTAGCTGGTGAAAAGTTCTCGTATGCTTATGCTCCTGTTGAAAGAGAACTTTCTCGTAAGGTTGGTGGTGTTTCTCATTCTACTCCTATCTCGATGAGAAATGAATTTACTACTGTCAGAATTTACCACAAGGTTGCTGGTAACAAGAAGAATGTTAAGATGCCTACTCCTTATGTTATCTCTACTCCTGCAAATGGTAACAAGAGATTCAATATGTGGATGGACCGTGAAGAATGGGCAGTAGAGCGTAAGTTCAAGGAATATAAGAACAACGCTATGGCATTCTCTACTTCTAACAGAAATGCAAATGGTGAATACACTGACTTCGGTAAGTCTGGTAATCCTATCAAGGTAGGTGCTGGTCTCTTTGAACAGCTTTCTTATGGTAACACTGTTTACTACTCCAAGTTCTCTCTTGAGATGTTAGAAGAAGCTCTTATTTCTCTTTCTCTAAATAAGAAGGAACTTAATAACAGAATCTTCGTTATGAAGACTGGTGAATTTGGTGCGCTTCAATTCCATAAGGCTGTACTTGATACTACTTCTGGTTGGACTGTTCTAACTAACAACAACCCTGCAGTTATCTCTAAGGTTCAGTCTAAGATGCATATGAACAGCTTAGCTGCTGGTTTCCAATTCACTGAATTCCGCGCTCCTAATGGTATCGTACTTAAGGTTGAAGTAGACAAGATGTACGACGATGACAAGAGAAACAAGATTACTCACCCCAATGGTGGTTATGCTTTCTCTTATCGTTATGATATTTTCGATTTAGGTTCGCACGAAGATTCTAACATTAACAAGGTTGTAGTTGAAGGACAGGATGAAGTTCGTTCTTTAGTTATCGGTGTTAGAAATCCTTGGGCTGCTGTTACAGCTTCGTTCAATTCTGTCAATGGTTACATCCAGTCTGCTCACGATGAAGACTCGGCTTCTATCCACAGAATGGCAGATGTTGGTGTTATTGTTTATGACCCAACTAGAGCTGTATCATTTATCCCATCTATTTTAGAATAATAATATATAAAAATTGAGAAGAACTATGGCAAAGAAAATGGCACAATTGGATTCAATTGATAATGATATAATGGAGGATGTAGTACCTGTAATTGACGAGGATACTAACGAAATGTACACAGAGAATAGACAGGCAATTTATGGTAGCAATGTACCAAAGCTTAAGAACTGTCTTAGCAATCAGACAATAAAGGTTTCATTTATAAAGAGAGAAACACCACTAATTAAAAACAAGAATCACATTCTTTATGGTGGTAAGTCTGCAAATGCTTATATTCATCTCTGTGTACCTCTCCTAAAGAATGGTCATTATGTGAATGTATTAACTAAGGATGAAAAGGATTACCTTGAATATATAATGGGTCTTCCTAACAATGCTCTTTCGGTATTCAAGAAGGAAAACAATTATTGGGACAATTATAAAATCGTGCTTACCACAGAAGGTATTAGGTTGAAGCTCGATAATCCAGAGGACTATATTAAGTACAAGGTTCTCTTAGCCAATAAGAGTAAGGTTTGCCCTTCTAGAGCTGAATTCGAAAGAAATCCTAAGTCTGAATATGAATTCATAGTTGAAGATGAACAGGAAGCAACAAAGGTAGAAGCTAGAAAGATTTCCCTTGTCACTAAGGCTTACAGATTACTTGATAAGAACTTTGACAACAAGGAAGTACTTAAGACTATTCTTTCTATCCTTACTACCGCAAACATTGATAGTAACACTACTATTGAGTTTATCCAGTCTCGTCTAAATGAACTTATTCAGAAGGATGCTAAGAGATTCATAGATGTTGCAGAGGATGAATACCTAATATATAAGGTACTCGTAAGAAAGGCTCACGAAGCCAAGCTTCTTAGCAACAGAGGTGGTTTCTATTACCTCAAGTCTGATGGTACACCTCTAGCTCCTAAGGGTCAAGACCCTGATATTACAAACGCTGCTATTTTCCTATCCAAGCCAGAGAATAGTGAACTCAAGTTTAAGTTAGAAGCAGAAATAGATAGAATTAATGAATCTAATAGATTTTAGTAGAGAGTTCGATATTCTGTATAATAACATTAATAGCAATGAAGCTCCTGGAGTTACTGAGTATGAAAAGAGTGTTTTTCTTACTCAGGCTCAGGAAGCTTTAATACTGGATATAGTTCAAGGTAATAAAATTGAAGGAGTAGAAGATACTGAGTTACTGAGAGAACAGTTATCAAAGCTTACTGCTGAAAAGTATTTAAGCAGGTCTTCATCTAGTATTCCTACTATTAGTTCATCATCTATTTTATATGAACTGCCCGAAAACTTATTACATATTCTGTACGAACATATACTTAAAAAAGTAGATGGTTGCCCAGATTTAATAATTCAAGTATTACCTACAACACACGATAAAATCTTAAAGCTACTAAGGAATCCTTTTACAGGTCCTTCTAAGCAAGCCTTGAGATTAAATGTAGGTCAAAATTTAATTGAGGTTATTACAGATAAGAACATAAATACTTCAGACAAATACTTTATAAGGTATATTAGATGTCCTAGACCTATTGTATTAGAAGACTCTGAACTTCCTGTGGTAGGTTATAGTACACCTCAAGAATGTGAATTACACGAATCGTTACACAGAAATATACTAAGTAGAGCAGTTATTCTAGCAAAACAAGTGTGGTTAAATTAAAAAATATAATACAATAATATGGGACAAACTTCAAGACAGGTTAGACACTACTATGTGGTTAACAAATTTGAAATAGCAGACGGCTTCACTACCGATAAGCACCTAGATACTAAGGGTGACTTAGGTGAGATGAAGGCTTTCGTAAATGACTCCAAGAATCACCTCTACTTTGAATATAGAGGTCACGGTGGGGTAACTCGTTCAGACCTTATTCCTATTAGTAATATTGAATATATCAATCTATCTAAGAAGGAAGACCTTAGAATTAAGCTTGCTGGTAAGAAGATTATCTTCCCAGATGCTGGTCAAAAGCAGAAGTTCAGTGTTAATGTTAAGGTTTCTGGTATAAAGAATCTTAATGAATCTGACCCTCTACAGGTTATAGCTCATTATGAGGATAATGGTACTGGTAGTTCTAATTTAGAGCAGGTAGCTCAAGTAGCTATTCATCTTGCTAAGGGTGCTGCTAAGACTCTTTTCAATTCTGTAGAGATTTACGTATCTGATTCTGAAGACCCTAAGACTTTAGGTACTCTAACTCTAGTAAAGCCTACTGATACAATAGCAACTGTTGGTGCACATACACCAAAGGCAATAGTTGTAAAGGAGAATAAGCCTGAGCCTTGGAATGAATTTAACAGAGTTCGTAGAATTATGTTAGAGGTTGATTCTTTCGTTATTGAAGGTACTGGTGCTACTATAGTTAATGCTCCTTTCGATTATACTCAAGCTGATAACTATGTAGGTAACGGTATTTTAGTTAAGGACAATGAGTACTTCTACCTTGGTGTTAGAGGTAATCTTTATCCTTCTTGCTCTAGCTATCTAAGTGCTTCTTTAGGTGTTGCTGATGAAGCTCAGGAATATGATGTTCTTGACATTCACTATTCTCACATTGACAGTGGTAATACTTCTTATAAGTCTGAGAAGGATATTACTATTGCAGGTAAGAAGGCAGAACTTGAAACACTACTAGAAAAGCTTAAGGGTGCTAAGGAAACTACTATTGTTAGTCCTACTGCTCCTAAGAAGGGTCCTTCTCTTGAGGAATGCTAAGATAAGTTTCAATAATATAATAGGGGGAAGACTTAATTGTTCTTCTCCCTATTTTTAATTTAGAGGTTATGGTTGTTTTTAATGAATTATTGGTTAAACCAGAGAAGCTTATAATAGATACTTCTATAGAAGATATTTGCTATTATAAGGATATGTTTATAAAGAGCATTAGAGTATCTGATATAAAAGGAGAATATAAGTATGAGTACAACGTAACTAAAGTTCCTGAAGTTTTAGATTCTTTCTGTCAAGCTTTTTATGGTGTTTTACCTAAAGAAAATGAAGTGGTAGATAAGAATGATGTGACCACTTTAAAAAGAAAAAGAGTGAGGCTAGAACTTAAGGCTAAAGATTTAGGTATTCCCAATCTATACGATTATCTATTTATAATTGAGGTAGAGGTTGATGGTATTCCAGACCCTAGCACACCTTGTTCTATGGATAATAAAGTAGATACAGCTTATACTTATTACGCCAAAGATTTATATGATAAGTCTATGAACTATATTAAAAATAGTAAAGACATTAATATGGGATTTGTAGACTTTATCCTAAAAAAGAAAGCTTTAGACCTAGCATTACAATGTGGTAATACGGCTAAAGCTGAAGAGTATTTTGACTTACTTAGAGATAAGAAAGGTAGTGTAAACTTTAAAAAGAAATGTGGTTGCAATGGATAATAACTTTGTTTTAGAGGTAATAGATAATTACTTCAAGCAACTTTATTCTACTGGAAGCACCTCATTACAAACACAAAGGAAGATGTTAATTCTTACTCATATTCAGGAAATGTTATGTGATATTTTTATGAATGAGGAAGACTATAAAGCTATATATAAATACCTTGAAAACATCTTCGGAGATTGCTTAATTCCTTACCCATCATACAGACAATTTGTTAATGATAATCCAATTGAATCTAGATTAAAAGCTAGGTCTTCTGAAGATGGTGTAATACGAGTAGACCACGGTAAAAACGTGCGAGTTGCATTAGATTAGTTCAAACTTAAAATCCTGTATATGAAGTAAAAAAACATTACTTTTGTATATAGGATTTTAATTTTATAATTATGACTACTTATAGAGAAATTATATATTTGATTTTAGACCTAGTTAAGGGTACTTCTGATGACTTCTCTCTTAACGAAAATCATATAAGCTTTCTACTAAATAAATATAAAGGTTACCTATTAAGTCAGAAGTATGCTAAAGACCTATCAAAAATAGACCCAGCAAACTTCCAAACTATATGTATTGATTTAGTTAAAGAAGATGATTGTGATGAGGTTATTCTAAAGAGTACTAGAACTATCCCCAATTACTTAGGTAATATAACAGCTTATGCTGGTATGGATAGATTAGAAAGAATAGAGAACACTAGGTTTAAATATGCAGGCTCAGGTAAGTTTGGTAAGAGAATGAAGTACTTTACCATAATGCCAAATAGAGAACTTTACATTAAGTCGAAAAACAGTCAATTACAATACTTAAAGAAGATTGAATTATCAGGTGTTTTTGTTGATGAGATACCAGCAGAAATGAACTGTAGTAATAACTCAGATAACAACAACCAATGCTACCAAGACCCAATGGATTCACCATTCATCATAGAGCAAGGTTTGATAGTAAGTTTAATTCAGGCTGTATTAAATGATATAATGCAAGCTGCTTACAGACCTATGGATGGTATCAATAATGGTAGAGATGATTTACCTGATATTTATTCTTTAGCTCAAGCTATAGCAAGGTCTTTAAATAACCGAAACAGAAGGTCTAATGACGATAAGGATTAATAACTCACTAACCCTTAAAGCTCTGTATAGAAAGAGACTTAGGCAGATGTTACAAGATGAAGGTATTTTTATCTCCGAATCAGATATACACCGAATCGTTAGAGAAAGAAATAAGGAGATTACTGATAGAATCCTTAAAGGAGAAGATGTCAGGTTACCTTATCAGATAGGTACATTAGCCCTAAGAAAGAAAACAATGAAGCCTAGATTTATAGGAGATAAGCTTGTTGGTTTACCTCCTATAAACTGGAAGGAGACTAGGAGATTAGGTGTTAAAGTCTATTCAGAATATAAGACTGTTTTCAAAATATTATTAATCAAAAAAACTAGTAGCTCTCACGTTAAGAATAAATGGAGGTTTAGGTTTACTACTTCAGTAAATAAACGTATATATGAATTAGCTACTACAGATGAAACTTTTGATGCTTTAGAATATGTTAGTACCCGTAAAAACATTAATAGATAAATTACTACGACACCCCCTACTATCAGATTTAAATGAGGAATATATTTTAGATTATGTGGTAGAGTGTATGGGAGTTGTAGGTACACCAGAATTATATGAAGAGAATTGTGGTGTATTTGAAGCAAAAGATTACAGAGTGTTATTACCAGAAAATACAGTTAGTGTACAAGCTGTAAGAGATGCTAAAAGTAAACGAGCTTATATATCCTCTGCAAATAGATATAACGATGATAGGAATTCCCTAACATATAAAGTACAAAACAATGTACTTATTTTGGGTACGGAGAATAATGATGTTGAGGTACTTTATACTACTATTCCTGTAGATGAAGATGGTTACCCTAAAATATCTGATGACCCAGCATTCCTAAGAGTACTAGAAACCTATGTTAAACAACAGGCTTTAACAGTACTATTTGATTTAGGTAAGCTTCACCCATCTATTCTTCAAAATGCTCAACAGGAATATTGCTGGGCTGTTAAGAATTACACCACTAGAAAGAAAGTACCTACCATTGACCAAATGGAGACTATTCGTAGGATTATTCACGGGTACTCTGACTATCATCATTCCAACAACTTTAAAAAGGTTAATTTAGAATGAAGCCAAAGGAAATAGCATTTAATATTAAAGGTATGAAACCAGACTTAGATATATCAAAATCTGAGTCTGAGTTTTCATTCCGAAATACTAATGTACAGATAACTCAAAGTTCCACCAACAATATGTTGGTAACAGATGTAGGATTAACTTATGATATTTCTGAAACACAGATTCAGGGAGCTATCATTGGGTTAATCCCTTTTGAGGATATGGGGTTATTGTTTACTACAGATATAAAAGATAGGATATACCTAGTAAGAAAAAGAGAAGTAAAACTAGTCTTTGAAGGTAACCTTAATCTTGAGAGGGATGGTTATATTGAAGGGGTTTATTATAAAGAAGCTGATTCTCTTTCTAAAGTATACTGGGTGGATGGTAGAAATCCATTAAGAGTTATACAAGTAGATTGGGATAAGGATTATCTAGGTAAGGACGATACAATATTTGACATTAACCATACCCTGCATTATAGAGAAAATCTAACAATAGATAAGAGATTTGCAGATGGTTCATTCCATTCAGGTACAATTCAGTACTTCTTTACTTACTTTGATAAGTTCGGTAAGGAATCATCCATATTCAAAAGCTCTTCAATTTATTATTCTACTCCAGTAGATAAGAGAGCAGGTTCCCCTGAAGAAACTTGTACTAACGTATTCGATATAACTTTAACTAATCTTGAGTACGATAATGTAAGAATATACTCATTACATAGAACATCAAAAGATACCACACCAAGTGCTTATATAGTTAAAGACCTTGAGGTTGTTAATGGTAGGGTAGAATATACTGATAATAATAGAGGTGTTATTGCAACAGACCCTGATATTCTTTTATACTTAGGAGCTGAGTTTTTCATACCTAAAACTATTGCAGTAAAGGATAATACAATGTTCTTAGGTAACTATCAGGTTCCTACTATCAAAGATGATAAAACCAAGATTACTGTAAACAAGCATTCAAAGGTAACTATACCTATAAGTAGAAGAGAACAGTTAGACCTATCACAAAGAGATATTACCTTCTTAAAGAATAATGAAGAATACCCAGTAATTATTCAATGGTTAAATGCTTGGGGTAAGCCTGTTGGTTATTCAGATATTACCACAATCACTCCTAATGTAAAACCAGAAGTAAAAGGTGATAAGGTTGAAGCTCAGGTTTACTCCCTAAGATTTGATACTAACAAGGATGAAAATATAAAGGCGGCTAGAGTACTTATTCATTATCCTGAAGGTAGTGAAAGAAGGGTTATTACTCAAGGTGTTTTAAATCCTACAGTATTCAATCTAAGAGATAGATTAACTAACTCTCCTTATGTACAAGCTTCTTGGTTTTTCAGACCTGAATTCCAAGGTGATAAAGGTATTCCTTTTGAACACGGTAGACCTGTTGGAATGTGGACTCAGGATAAGAAGAGTTTCCTCACTCCTGAGTTAGAGTTATTCATTGATAATCCCAATATAGATTTATCTAACTATGAAGATTTCAGAGGTTCTAATCTAACCCACCTATTCGGTATTGATAGGTCTATAGTTACAATAAATACTCCCGAGATTGATGAGATTGTAACTACTGATAATGCTAAAGGAATTGAGCTTGTAGGTCTATGTAGAATCAATGAAGGATTCTTTGGTTATGATACTAGACTAACCGATATAGATACATTTGAAACTACTAAGGGTGATTTTACTATAGGTTATCCTTATGCTTTAAGTTCATTCCCTACAGGATTAACAGTAGAATACAATCCATTATACTCCATAGGTTCAGCATTTAATAGAGTAGGTAATATTGAGGGTTATAGTAAGAAGACAGATAAGAATCTACTAAAGACTAAAACCTTATATAACTATAAGAGAAGTAGAACTACCTATGATGTAGATATATCAGGTACTTTAACTGATTTAATTAAGACTGAATCTGTTGATGAAAAGCTCTACAAGATTGGGGATAAATTCTATCAAGGTACTGTAAATACAGTAGTAACAAATGATATAAAAGATTTTGTTTCTGTTGGTAACTATTACGTACCTAAGACAAGATTTGATGAAGCTATTACTAGAGGTGATATTCTTACACTGCCAGTATATAGAAGAGAAGGAAAAGACTACTATAACACTAAAGGTGTTCCAGTAACTTACAAGTCTCTTCCTCATATGGTAGCTAAGATTGATACCCTATCTAATACCGATATATTAGGTTATGCTCATACAGACCCTAGTAAAAGAATTAAATACTCAGACCAAAAGACTCACATAGATGTTAATACTATGGGTGAGTTATTCACTAAGTTTATGGAGAGAAATGTCTTCACAAGATATGATGATATACCTTACTCCTTTATGTTTAGTGGTGGTACTTTTAAAGTTCAACAGGTATTAGATATATACTTAAATTCAGTAGATAGATATACTAATAAGTTCTTGAAGAAACACCTATTAGATGCTGTAAAATCTGCATTAAATGGAATAGGTAGAGTAGAGAAACCTTTATCAAATAATACCTTTGATACTGATACTTTACCTACTACAGTAGCAGTAAATGTAGAGAACGAAAATACAAGCTCTGAAAGAATAGTTATAATCCCTGGTATTTCCTGGTTTGATATTAGAGATTTGATAGGTAGAGTAAATAAGTATTTAGTCAGTAAATACAATGATGAAGCTACAATACCTGCAGATACAGTAGTTACTAGTAAAGATGCTAACTATCATATAGCTGGTATTAACTCTAACGAAACTGTATTATTCATAGCTGATATTATAAACAATAATAAGACTCACCAATATAATGACCTATCTTGGACTGTAGCTTCTGATGCTTATTTATTAGATGATAGTGGTTCATTGGAAATACCATTATATGGTGGTGATACATATTTCCAAGTATATGATTGTTTAAAGACTATTCCTTATAAGGATACAGACTACAATCAGGTAACTGAAGCACTATCTGTAGCATTAGAAACAAGAGTTAATGTTTATGGTAGATATGATAAGAATTTAGATATATACAGATTCCAGAATATTAATGAAACAAACTTCAATAAGTTCAATGATGTATATTCACAAAAAGATAATTTCTTAATCTATCGTAAACTAGAAGATTGGAAGCTACAAAATAACTTCCCCAATCAAGTAACGTGGTCTAAGGCTAAATCTAATGGGGAACCAATAGATACCTTTACACATTACTCTCTTGCTTCTACTATAGATTTAGATGGTTCTCACGGTGAATTAACTAAGCTTGTAACCTTCAGAGATAATGTACTATTTATACAAGATAGAGGGTTTGGTGTAATACCATTTAACTCTAGAGTTCAGATACCTGTTTCTGATGGTGTTCCTATTGAGATTACCAATGGTTATAAGGTTGATGGTTATAAGTATATTTCTGATTCTATTGGTAGTAGCTCTAAAGGCTCTATAATTAAATCACTAGATTACCTATACTTCTATTCAGAAGAACAGAAAGAGCTGTATCAGTACAGTCAAGGTTTACAACCATTAGGTGTAATCAATGGTATGTCTTCCTTGCTTATTCCTTTCTTCAAAGAAGCTAGGCATTTTAGTAGTATGTATTCTATAGACCACAGAGTATTCTTTAATAGTGGGAATGGTCAGTTAGTATATAATGAAGGGTTAGGTACTTTTGAGTCATTCTATACTTACCCTTATTCTTACTTTACATATACTACAGGTTCGTTTATTTATTCGTATTTTAACAGAGATGTTATTGTCATTCCCAACTCAATAAATCCTACAAGATTTGATAACTTCTTACCTTGGGAAATTGAATATAAAGTAAACCCAAGTTTGAATCCTGTAGATAGAATATTTACCAATGCTGAATTTGTATTTGATGAAGATACAGAAGAGAAAGATTTAATACCTTTTGATTCTCTTGAGATATATAACAATTATCAGTATGGTAGTGTAGAAGGAATGAAGAGTACTTATAAACCAAATGCTACTATCAAGAAATTCAGGTTCTATAATACACTCCTACCTAGAGATAGAAAGAACAGAATAGATAGAATCAGAAGCCCTTGGGTTAAAGTGAAGCTTAAAGGTTTATGTGATAAAAAGACGAATAACTTGATTAAGAGTTTTAAGATTAAATACTTTGAATAATGGCAAAGAAAAATCCATATATAGACTATATTAATAATGGTGGATATGGTCTATTTGAAATACCTAAACCAACTGGTATGTATAAATTACCAGGAGAATTACCTAGCACTACTGTAATACCAGATACAAAATATACCAACATAGGTGAATCAGCAACAAGAGCTGGTGCATTATCCGCTGGTAATTTATTGAATGGTGCTAGCTCTATTATCAATGGTGTAGGTGGCGTTATAAATGGATTCAATGTGGCTCAGGGAATGAAGGATACTTCATCCCTGCAGTCTAGCATTGATAACAGAACTGCTGGTATTGTAGACTATAATGACTATAATACTTTACTTCACTCTTGGACAATGGATAATCCTTTAAATTATGCTTCAATGTCTGATATAAAGGATGGTAATTCAATGTTTAAAGGTGCTACTCAAGGAGCATTAGCTGGTGCTAGTGGTGGTGCAATGTTTGGACCATTAGGTGCAGGTATAGGTGCTGGGATAGGTTTACTTGGTGGTGTTATTGGTGGTATATTTGGTGCTAAGAAAGCAAAGAGAAAACTTAATGCTATGAATGACCAAATAACCAAAGCAAATAAAGCCGTACAAGATAACTTTATTAATAGTGTGGAGAACATCGATACGGCTAATGATAATAGGTTAGCTTCCTCTTTCTACGCTGATGGGGGGTATACTCCCTCGGTATCTTTACGAGAATACATTAAATCTAAAGAAGCATTTGTACCTTATGTCTATGATGATAGAGGAGGTGCTAAGAGAAGATGGGACCAAAATAATAGAGTAGCTAGTAACTCTGTTGCTACTATAGGTTATGGTTTTACTGATAAGGATTTAATAAACTATTACCTTAACTCTGGTAAAGAAATGTCCAGAGAAGAAGCTGACAAACAATTAGAGAAAGAACTAGCTAAGAGAATCAAGGAGGTTTCCTCATTACCAAACTTCCATAAATTACCACAACATCAACAGGATGCTTTAATGGCTTTAGATTATGCAGTAGGTTTTGGTAATGTGAAGAAGTTTAAGAATCTACATACAGCCTTACAATCAGGTAATACGGATGCTCTAGCTGAAGCTTTATACAATTACTCTCTAGGCGTTAATGACCCTAAGACAGGTAAAGGTATTAGAAAAGTTTGGCAGTCTTTAGGTAATATGGCTAGATTCGGGGAATATAAGAATCCTTATACTGGTAAGGTTATGCAACAGAACGGAGTACCTTATAGAGACTTCGGTATGGATGCAGCTAAATACAATCTCATAGAGAATGGTAACCAGTTTATGATAGAACAACAAGCTGCTCAAGAACAAGCTGCAAGAAAAGCTGAAGCAGTAAGACCATTAATAGAATGGGATAAGCTAAATAAGATTACAGATTTACATAATATGAATGTAGAATTTGCTGAAGGTGGTTATACTGAATTCAATGCTGGTGGTACACACGAAGAGAATCCAAATAATGGTGTTCAGTTTGGTGTAAACCCAGAGACCCAAGAACCAATGAAGGCTGAAGAAGGGGAGGTTAAAGTTGGTGATTATGTATTCTCCAATAGAATAAAACCTGATAAATCTATACTAAAGGTTTTAGGTCTTCCTCAGAAAGGTGAATTATCTTATGCTGATATAGCAAAAGATTTAAAGAAAAAGCTTGATAAGAGACCTAATGATGAGATAATGAAAAAGTACTACGACCAGAATATAGAGAAGCTAAAGTCAGCTCAGGAAAGTACCAAGAGATTAAGAGAAAAAGCAAAGGAGAATATCATAGCACAAGCAACTCAATCTTTAGGTTTAGTACCAGAACAAGGGGGTAATATGGAATTAACGCCAGAAGGCGGTGAACAATTATTTGCTGAAGGTGGTAGACTAAAACCTATTAAAGGTTACAAGATAACCAATGGTAGTAGAGGTTGGAAAAATGTTTCTAATTTACCTCTTGATGAAGCCTACAGACTATATAAAGAAACCGTTAAAACCAATAGCGGTAAAAACGAATACCGTAATTCCTTTATGGAGTTTGATGGTTTAGGTAATAAAACTCTAGTAAAAGATAGAAACTTATCACTAGAAGATTTTGCTGAAATGGCTGGTTATTCCAAAGAAGATGTAGCTAAAGCAGGTAGAAAGATAAGTGGTTATAATCCTAACCCATTCCCTCACGGATATGGCTTTGGTACTAAAGGTGGTTACTATGATAAATTAGGCGGTGTACCTATTGAAGAAGTATATAGAAGGTATAAAGAAGACCCTTCATTCCATAAAGATGGTAAAACCAAAATCTATAAATGGTATGATGAAGATGGTACTTATAGAGGTGTAGACCTTCCTGAAGGTTTAACATTAGATGAGTTCGCTAAGAAGTTTAATCTTGATAATAAGTTTAGAAGACAATTCTGGGCTGACGTTCCTTTTGGTAAAGGTACTGTAGGTGACCAATTCTCAAAAGATTATCCTGAAGTTTATAAGAGATTGAAAGGTATTTATGAAGGTAAACCTATAAAAGAAAATAACACTCCTCTACCAGATACTGTAGAAGCAACTAAGGAAGCTCCACACACTTATATACTAAACCCAGAAGATTACTATAAGCATTACGGTAAAGACGGTGCTGCAAAATCTTCAGGTAGAGCTACTAGAACTAGAGGTACTTCACAAGCTCCAGTTAAATCTGAACCTGAATACGCAAGACCTTTATGGGATGCAGGTCAGATTGCAAGTGCTAGAGACAATGCTCTTATTCCATATGATATTCCAAATAATGAACTGCAAATTCCTACTACAGGAATACAAAGTTCTACACTTCAAACAGCTGGATTAAATCCTAATTTAGGTTCTCCTAGTAAAGGTGGTATATTCTCGAATATATGGAATAAATTTGGTAACTTTGATGCAGCAAATCTTCGTTATGCTCCTGTAGTAAATGCTGGTATAAATGCTTTCACTGACTTAATTGGTGCTACAAATTATGACGACTTTACTACAGCCAATAATCTAGAGAATGAGTATAGAAGAACGTTTAGAAATGTTGCTCCTGAATTAATATCAGGTAACCTTGATTACAATCCGTTTGATACTGATTATGCTATCAATAGATTACAATCTCAAGGGGCTGCAAATAGACAAGCTATAATCAATAACTCAGGTGGTAATAGAGCTACTGCTACAGCTGGTTTACTTGCTTCTGATAATAACCTAATGGGTAATATAGGTAATGAGATGATTAAAGCTCACGACTATAATTATCAGCAGAGAAGACAAATTGCAGACTTTGATAGACAGAAAGACATGTTTAATGCTCAGCAGATTAACAATAACTATCAAATCAATCACTCTATTAATTCTGCGAGAATGTCTGGTATTGAAAGAGCTGCAGCTATGCGTGAACAAGAAAAGGCTATTAACGCTCAGAATAGAAGCATTAATAGAAATATGTTTGTTGATACTATGGCTAGCTTAGGTAGAGAAGAGCAAGATAGAAGATTTGCTAATGTTCTTACTCAATATCAAATTGAGAATAATAGAATTAAATACAATAAAAATAAATAGTATATGGCAAATGGAGTAGTAACTACTGCCCGTTTTACCCCATACACATTCGATGAAATGATGAAACCATTGATGTATTTGCAGCAAAAGCACGATACGCTTATGGCTGCAAATGCAGAGATGGCTTCTAAGATGGCGGTAATGGAAAGCTTCTTACCCAAGGAGTCAAGGGCTTATAAAGAGTTATACGAACCTTATATGCAACAGGTTCAAGATATGGCTACCAAATTATCCGATAGAGGTGTACTAGATAATAAAGGGAACTTCAGTCCAGAAATGGTTAATAGTCTTAGGGATTTAAGAATAGGTTTCAGTAAGACTTTTACTCCTTTAGATGATGCCTTAAAGAGATATAAACTAAGACAGGAAAATGATGTGTTAGTTAAGAATAAAGACCCCAAGATGATTGGGGTATTTGGTAGAAAGGAATTCGATGATTTCTTAGATGACCCAACATTAGGTACAGACTCTTATATTTCTGCAGACCAATTCTATCAAGAAGCAGCTAAGAATTTCCAAGCTTTAGCTAGAGGTGAATTTAATAGCCCTTCATTAAAGAAGTTCTCCAAATATTATGACCTATTCTCACAAACAGCTGGTATGACCCCAGACCAAGTAATAGACTTTATTACTAAGAGTAAGGGAGGTCAGTTTGCTCAAGAGTTTCTTAATGCTATGTTTGAAGACCAGCTTGCTACTTATGGTTATGCTGATAAGTTAGATAGTAATGGTAAGAACAGATTATATAGTGCATTCAAGTCAGCTATGCCTTATCTCACAGGACCTACTCAACATCAACTTGTAGATAATGGAGAGAAGGAAAAGGAAATGATGGCTCTAAGAGCTGCTATGGCACAGCAACAAAATGAACCTACAGCAACAGCAGGTTTATCTTACATAAATAACACAGACCCTGGAGATGCTATTGACGAAGATTATTTAAAAGAGGCTCAAGAGTTTAAGGATTCGTTTGCTTCAGGATTACCTAGACCTGATACTAATGTTTCTGGTTCTAAGCCTACAACTTATGTACCTAATGGTATAAACATTAATTCTAGTGTATTAATGAAGGCATTCTCTAAGGATGATGGTGGTGTTTCTGGTAAATATAATAAGCAAGCTTATCTACCAAATAAGGGTGATAGAACTTATGAAGCTATGACTGCTTTATATAACAGTGACCCTGTTCTAAAACAGCAGATTATTCAGATATTCAATAAGATAGATAGTGGCAAGAAATTATCCAAGGAAGATGCTAAATTATTACTTAGTTCTAGAGATAGGGCTACTGTAATGCAATATGGTTATAAAGTGAATCCTGAAACTGGTGCTAGTATTACACCACAAGGTGTTAAGAATATTATAGACCAAGTACAACCTAATCTACTTAGAGGTAACAATGTACCAGAAGGTATGAGCCAAGAAGATGCTGATGTTACCTTTAAGACAATGTCTAATCCAAGTATGAGATTTGACTTGAGAAAGAATAAGGTTGTTATCTCAGGTTTAAAGAAGGTAGATGATAAAGAAAAGAGAGTAGAATTCGGATTACCAATAGAAAACCTAACTACTTCACGAAACATTGAAGTTAATTACTTTGATGCTGCAGGTAACCCTCAAAAGGAATCCTTACCTACAAAACAATTCTTTGCTAGAATGAAGGAACTCAAGAGAGATAGAAGTGAATTTGGTGTTAATAAGTATAAAGCATTCTTAGATGCAGCTGTTAAACAGATAGCTGGCTTTGCTTATGGTACTAAGGATGTTGGTAATATGGACTTTGGTCAAACTCAAGTAGATTTAACTCAATAATATATGGCTCAATTAAAGACAGACCCAGCACAAAAGGGTTTAACACCTTTAAAGAGTATAGCACAAAAAGCAAAGGACACTGGGGAGAGACAGTTTTTTACTATAGCTCACCCAGAGTTTGAAGAGAAGTATAGGCAGGAAGATTCATTCCTGCCTAGAAACTTTTCTTTACCTGATATGCCCTTAGCTGATTATAATCAAGCTATACTAGATTATGGTAGTAGAGATAATATAGACCTCGAAGATTTCAAAGCTAGAAGAGAAGGAATATTCGAAAAGATAGCTAAAGGTGTTGGAGGTTTGATTAATAATGCTGTAGTTGATATTGCAGGTATAGCAGGGTTAATCTATGGTGCAGGTAAAACAGTTTGGGATTTAACAGGTGGTTATCTTACAGGTGAAACTCAAAAGAGAGATGGTTGGAGTATATTAAATAACTTCACTGCAGAAGAAAACTTTTGGCTTGATGGTATCAATAAGATGGCTGAAAGTACTAATGAAGCTTTAAGGATACATAAGACCAGAGAAGAACAAGGGGAGATTGCTCCTTTTGGTGTAGGTATGGTTATGGATGCTGTAGCGCAGATGGGTCATACTGTTCCTCACATAATGCTTTCTATGATGGGTATACCACCTGTCATAACTGGTATTCTCACAGGTGTTCAAGAAGCTCAAATGGAAGCTAATTCTAATAGAGCTGAGATTAATAGATTAAGAGATGATAAGAACTATCAAACTTATCTAGATTCCATTCAGGCTAAAGAAGATTTGATTTCTCCTTATCTAAAGGATTTTGATGCTAGATATGATGAGTATGATAGACAAGCTAGAGCTACAGGTTTAATAGACCCCAATGATACTAGAACTCCTAATGAAAGAAAAGCTGATGCTAAAAGGGAGCTTATTTCTCAGTTATTCCAAGATGCTAACATTCAGCAACAATCTGCTACTATAGATGCAGCTAAGGATGATTTGATTAGCAAGGTTACTGATGCTTATAAGAAATACTCTGATGAAAGCGTAGGTGCTTTATTTGCTACTGAAGCTGTATTACTATCAGGAGCTAATGCTTTAATGGCTAACTTCCTTGGCAATGTAGGTAGTTATAGTAAGTCTTTAACTAGAGGTATTTCTAGTAAGATATTTGGAGATAAAACTTTAGGTAAAGTAGCTAACAATACATTAAAGAATACACTCACTTCTACAGCCAAAAACTTAACTGGTGAAGCACTTGAGAAAGAGATAGTAGAGTCTGTCAAGGGTCTAACTAAGAGAACTGGTGCTAAAGCTTTAGGTAGAAAAGTATTTGAAACCTTAAAGGTTCCTGCCAATGAAGCTCTACAAGAAATGGGTCAGGAAGCACTTGCTCAGGCTTCTCAGGCTTACACGGAGAATCTTATTGACCAATATATAAAAGCTCAGTATGATTATGATAAGGTTGAGAAATGGCAAGGTGTTACTGATGCATTCGCTGAAGGTGCTAAAGGTTTAATTTCTACTGAAGCTTTACAACAAGGTGTTATTGCGGCTCTATCTACCTTTATTGGTATATCACCTAATATGAATAGGAAGGTAGACCCCAATACAGGTAAGAAGATGGGATTCCCAATCAAGCATAACTTGATAGAACAGTGGAAGGGAATGACCAGAGAAGATAATGCCTATAACTCTTATGTTGATGAATATACTCAAATAACAGATTCTGCAAAAAGAGAAAAATTCCAAGAAGCATATAGACAATTATTTGCTTCAGAAGGTTTAGGTAATTTAGCTGCAAATCTTAGAAGCCAAGGAAAGATAAATGAATCAGAAGATGCTGATATGTTATCTCTTTATAGCTTTATGAATGCTGCAGTTCAGTTAGGTAAAACTAAGGAAGCTTTCTCAGCTTTAAATCAGAGTATTGATAACCTTACTGATGAACATTTATCTAGTTTAGTCGAATCAAGTTCTACCAAGGAATTTGACTCAGTAAATAACAGAGAGTTCTATACAGGAGGTTTCACTGAAAATGGTAGAAAATTAAATGAATCACCAGAAGATTTAGCTAAGGTTAGAGAGATAATGAAATCTAATCAAGAGAAGTTAAATAGACTTTGGGATTCATTTGATGTTGCAAAGAAACTTGTTGATGAGAGATATGAAGGTTATGATTTCACAAAAGAACAGAAATCTACATTAACCTTTATGTATGCACTCCGAGATAGTTTTGCAAATAAAGCTAAGGAACATTTAGATAACCTTGAGAGTGCTTTCAATGTAAAGGATTCTATTAAATCTATTGATGATAAGATAGCTGAATTAAAGATAGCTCAGAATGAAAATTCCGCAATAGAGGATTTAGAAGAATTCCAAAAGAGAGACTTTGAGTTACAAAAGCAGATTAAAGATTTATACAACCAAAGACAAGCCCTCAATGAATTAGATAGTGTATTTGAAAAGGGAGTTAAAGTTAACCCTGAGAATCTTTCTTCTAAAACGATTGCAAAACTTCAATCAATCTTCAATAATCAATTACAGGTAGACCCTAATAATCAGGAAGCAAGAGAAGGTAGAGATGCTTTAAACGCGTTTCTTTCTGTGCAGAATGTTATTAATACAGAGGAAGACCCTAGAGGAGGTTTTATTGAAGAAGCTCTAAATAAATACAATCAAGAAGCTAGAGCTGAAGTATCTAAGGAAATCGCTGAAACATTAGGTAAAGCTAATGATGGTATCTTTAATGATATGAAGGAATTAATAGACAGATTAAATTCTGGGGCTTATAGTTCCGAATATCAAAAAGAAAGAGACCTTTATAAGTGGGAGAAGTTAAGTAAAATCCTTAGAGAAACTAAACCTGAAATCTGGGCTTCTTATGCGGAATCACAAGTATTCCAAGCTATGGGTAAAAATATCCAAATGCAAATGCTTGAGAATGGTGCTATGGGTGTATTTAATGCTTTCACTGAATATCTCAATAGATATAATGATTTCAATGTAGGTAAGATTATAAGTGATGATGTAACAGATTTCCTATCTGAAATGCAACAGAAATATAATCTTGATTCATCTGAAGTTAGTGATTTAGCTGGAGCTATAGTTCATGTTGTTAATAAGATAAAGCAATCATACGATAACAGATTAGCCTACCTAAGAGAAAACCAGATTCAAGCAGAGAAGCAGTATGAAGGTCCTAATCCTGAAGACCCTTCTCCAATGAATCACAAGGAAACTAAAGAAGGCAAAGTAGAACCAGATAAGGTTATAGTTGTTACAGATGAAGGTGAATTTGAAATAGATGACCCAGATGATGGTCCAACTCCTCCAGTTACCATAGAGGAAATTAGTGAAGAGGAAAAACCAGAACCTGAACCTGTAGATGCTAAAAGCCATAATATAGCACCTGCTACTTCTGAGCATAACAAAACCATCTATAATGATAAGCACGGTGAATATGTATCAGCTATTGAAGGTCTAGAAAATACAGGTATAGCTCCTGATGCTTATCAAATGGCTAAGCTTGCATACACTGAATTAAAGGATGCAGGTACTTTTGACTTCTTAAATTCAGGTGGTGTTAAAGTAGGAGATGAAATCATATTTGGTATAGAAGAAGAATTTGAAAAGAAGAAAGCTGAAGCTATAACATATAAAGACTCCATCTATCGACAAAGTCCTACTGTATTTATGTACAAGCGTCTTGCAGATGGTTCTTTACAGAAGATAGGTGACTTATTTACTAATGATGATTCTAGACCTGCTAACAAGACTATCAGAGAAGCTGTAACAGAGTTATACAATAAGAGAGGTGAAGGTGTTAATGAAGTATATCTTGAGAAAAAAGATGCTGCAGAAGATTTAAAACCCTTCTTTGATGTTTCTCTTGTTACAGGTGGTATTATAAAATATACTAAAGACTATGCTCCTATAACTTTTGATACTACTAATGCTAGACTTGGTATAATCTCCAATGGTTCGTTAGTGACTAATGAAAAGAGTGTTGATGGTAGAGTATTAATTAGACCTAATACAGCTGCAAGTTCTAATGGTGGTGTTATGATACTCCTACCAGATATTCACGGAGATTATCACCCTGCATTCATATCTATGCCTACATTAGGAGAAGCTGTAAAAGAAAATCCTGATAAGAACATAGTAAAGAAAGTTCAAAAGATATTAGCTGAAATTGCTGATATTAATAACAGAACTACACTTGCAGGAAAGGTTGATGAAAAGGCTATACCAAAAGAACTTGCTTATCTAAATGAACAGCTATCTAAATATGTAGATTTAGGTAGAGATTTATTTATCAGATATAAGAATGATTCTAGAGGTCCTAGAATTCTTATCGGTACTGTTGCTAGAGATTCGGATGGTAAGAGAAAAGTTAAGGATAATCTTGTTGATATAGATACAGGTAAACGTGTTAAAAAATTCTATTCTGATATAGTTGCTATACCTTTAACTGAAGGGTCGGTTGAAGAAAGGGTGGAGAAATTAACTGATAGTTTATCTAAAGCTCTATTTTATCCACAGCCTGATTTCTTAAAGGAAGATAATAGTGGTGAGTATGCTCAAGAATTCTTAAGTATAGCTAGAACTAATATATCTGACCCAAGATTAGGTAGTGTATTCTTTACTACAGGTAAAATTGTTAGTGGTGAATCTGCTAGAAATGCTAGACAATCAGGTAGAATAGCTAGTGATAAAGATGTAGAAAAATTCTCAAGAACTGCAGAAGCTTTTGTGTATGCTAGAAATCACGAAGCTGATATAGAGATGTCTCTTGAAAATGATGCTATAATCTTCGCTGGGGATAATCATATCCTATCTGAGAATTATGAATGGCGAGAACCTTTCACTGTATTAGGTCATGGTTTTAAACAACCTAGAAAGGCTTTAGCTTATATAAGAGCTAGATACTTTAGTGATACAACAGCTGCTAATGATATTCTAAATGCTAAGTCTATAGATGAAGCTGAAGAAATTGCTTCACACGTTGGTAGTCAAGAAGAATGGAATAAAGTTCATAAGGAAGCTGTTATTCTTGTAACCAAGAGTGTTAAACAATTGCTTAACAAGGATGCTTTTAAAGAGGATAATGATGTTATTAATGCTATAAACTATTTAGGTTATAGAGTTGAAGATACAAACCACACTTATAAAGGTAATGATGTACCTGCATTAGATTGGAATCTATTCTTCGATTATGATAACAAGCTTCTCGGTATACCTCATTATAATGATTTCGTTGATGGTATTAATCCTTCAAACTCTACAAGCTCTACTGATGATTTTCTTTCAGCTGCTGTTTCTACTCTAAATCCTAAAACTACTCCTACTAATCCTACAGGTATTACTCCTGAGGCAACTGTGGTTACTCCTAATGGAGATGGGACTAATAGTAATGAAATTCTACCAGGAAATACAACTCCAGAGCCTCCTGTAACTCCAAAGCCTGAACAAGGAACAGGTGGTGGTACTGATACTTCTACATTATTTACTCAAGGTGTAGGGGCTTCTACATTAACTCCAGAAGGTTCAAATCAAGAAGGTAAAGCTAAACCTGCTTCAACTTTAGTTGTTTCGATACTAAATATTGGACAAAAGCGAAACCCAGATTCTACAGGTAATGGAGAAGTAAATAATGGTGAGCAACCTTCAGGTGAACCTAAAGCATCTCCTACAGATAATAAAGGCAAAACAGGTAAAGGTGGTAATTCTCTTATACAACCAGATAATGACGTGTATAATAGAAAAAGAGCTTTCCCTAAATACAAGATAGGTGAAGAGTTTGATTTTGTGAAGGAATCTAATTGGGTTAAGTCTAAGTTAGGTTGGGATATACAGAAACAGATTATTCAGCAGAATGTAACTAAAGGTAGAAACGGTGAAGTGCAAGGTTACTATGATAGTAGAACAGGTAAGATAGTTTTATCTAATAAGGCTACAGCTTATACTCTATATCACGAAGCCTTCCACAAACTCTACAGAGAAGCTCTACACGTTAAGGATAAGAGTTTACTTTTAAGCTTCTTCTCATCTAGTGAATTCTTAAATCAAAAAGATAACATTCTAAGTGATGTTATTGATGATGTATTTAAGATGGATTCTGAAGAGATAATGGCTGAATTATTTGCTCAATATATTGGTGCAGATACTTATGGTAAACCTGAAGATAAAAAGCGTGTAATACTTGCTCTAAAGAAGATTGAAAGTTTAATGAAGTTCAGTGAGTTGGTTAATGCTATTGAAAGTAATAAACCAGTAGAATATAGAACTCCATATTCTGAAGAGAATGAAGCTAACTTGAGAAAGAAGAATTGGTTAGTTCGTACTTTCTTAAAATTAGTTAATGCTTTCAGAAACAGAACTAAGTCTTATAGAACAAGTGATGGTTATCTCCCAATCAAGAGTTTATTTGATGCAATCAATAAAGGTGAATTCAATAAAACTAAGATAGAAGATAATGCTGAGGATACTTTAGAAATAGAAGAAGCAGGTAATGTAGAACTTACCATTCATTCTGATGACGAGGTATTAACTCCAAGTGATTTTGTTGATAACAAAGTTAATGAGGATAAATTACCTGATACGGAGGATAGAGATTTACCAAAAGTAAACCCAGAATTAACTGAGGAATCTGAAGAAGAAAAGTTAGATTCTTTAATGGAGGAAAAAGAAAAGGAGGTTATATATGATGAGGATAAACAGAAATACCAATTAAAGAATAACATTATCACTAGATACTCCAAGGAATTAGATGATAGGTTAAATATGCTACCTTTTGAAGTTCGTGTTCCTATGTGGTATATCAAGAACGCATTAGATAATTATGGTAAGATAGGTTTCCTAAAAGCTTACCATAGAAATGCAAATGCTATAATGCGTGATATTCTCAACACAACGGCAAAAGAAAGTAACATTGGTACTGCAGGTTCAGTAGCTATTCAAAAGTCGCTTATAGAGGCTCTGAGAGCCTTAAAACGGAACCTGAAGGCTGCTTTCCCAGAACATATAGAAACTCTAGATATTCCTGACCTTGATGTTAATATCATTGGTAATCTAACCGATATCAAAGTTCAGCGTTTCCTAAAGAATCAGAACTATAAGAAGACCGTCAATAAGATAGCTGGTCAGATTATAGCTCAGCTTACTGCAATGGAAAAAGCTTACGTAGAAAGAGTCAAGCAAATTAAGGATGATACTTCACGAAATGAAGCATTAGAAATAGTTGAAAGACAGAAGCTGTGTAAGAACATTTTTTAAATAAAAAAATAGGCGTACCACAATTAAGTGATACGCCTATTTACGTTTAAGGGGTTGGGTTAATTCTCAACCTCTTTTTTATTATCTTCTATAGATTAACAGTGCTTTAGCTTGTTCTAATGGGTCATCCATTCTAGATGTATTATCAACCCAAGGGAACATAAGCCTTGTTGCTGCAGTAGAAGCTTTACTGTATTTCCAGAAAGGTGTTTGACCTTCCTTAAATCTTTTATCCTTACCCCACACCTTATTATCTGTACCGAAATGGAAACCATCAATATCGTGTACATATACTAGCTGGAACATATTATTAATAATATCCATACCAGTAGAAGCTGGAGTAAATGAATTTGTAACAATCTGCTTAGTCTGTTCAGATGCAATCTTAAAAGCAAATGGTGAAGTAGAACCTAACTCAATTTCATTACGAGTAACGAAGTATAATAGGTACTTATCGAATTGAGACATCTTAGCGATATTCTGCTTTCTCTTTTTCTTATCTTCTTCATCCAATCCATATAGGTGTGAAAGCATCATACTTAGTATTGTAAAGAATGCTACAAGTCCCATATCAGTTAAGGTTCTTCTGATATTGTTAATAACCTTCATATCGAACCCTAATTCTTCAGCTTTCTTTTGGCTACCTAATAATACCTTAACAGCATCAAGGAATTCTATATCTTTCTTCACTTTATATAGCTCCTGAACAGCATAAATGTAACTATTATAGTAACCTTGGTCCCATTCTTTTTCAGCTACATTGTAATAAGTTTTAGCTATTCTAGCGTGAACCATTCTAGGCAACCAGTTTCTAAATGTCAATAACCAGCTACCTACAATATACTTTGATAAAGCAGGTTTATCAATGGTATTATAAACACCATACATTCTCTGGTTAAGCTTTAACATTTGCTGAGACATATTGCTGAAATAGCTATCAAAGTCTACCTTAGCATCTAAAGAATCAGTAACACCTTCTTTAAATCTAATAGCCATTCCTTTTCCTTTGTCATTCTCATCAATATAATACTCCTCAATAGCATCTAAAGCATCAACCTCTTCACCATTAAGTTTAAGCTTCTTGTTATTTAAGAAGGCTATAGCTGTAAGGTGTTTTAGGTAATGGTCGCCTAAACCTTGACCTATAGTAAGTAGAGAGCTGTTTAGGTGCTTTAGAATCATCTGAGTAGTACCTGAATATTTCTCACTAACTGATTCAGTCCAGTCTTGGTTAGCATCAACTAAACGTAACAACATTGCTAGTTTATTTGATGTCTGACCAGTCTCCTTATATTTAAGAATGTCACCAAGGTTTTTGAAGTAGATTTGATTAGCTTTACCAATATCTGCCATAGTCATCTTTTCCTTAGCCCATATGGATTCAATTAAGTTCTGCGATACACCGTTCATTATGTTAGCGAACTGCGAAGCAAAGTTAAGACCCATTCCCTTTAATGCGGTATAACTCATAAGAGCATCATTTGCCTTCTTCAATGAGTAGACCTTTCCACCGAACTCTCTCTTATAATCCTGCACACCTTCTTGATATAAAGCCTTGTCAAGATAATCTCTAAGTCTCTTTACTAGTTCCTTAGAACCATCTTCTTTATAAATAGTAGCACCTTCTTCCTCACCCTTTTCATTTCTAAACATACTCTTGAGTGATAAACCATTCTTGGTCTTACCTACGTCTCTAGCCTTTAATGCCATATAAGATACTTCAAGAGTATTGGCAATTTGGTCTAATTGATTATATCTAGCAACAGCATTGCCATAAAGAATAAGAGAAGAAGTAGCATTAGTACTCATACTATTCATATTCTCACCCTTAGCAGTCTTGATATAATGCATAGGTAAGTATCTATAAATGTTACCAGAGAAGTCAGTAAGTGCGTTTTCTACACCTAATCTTTCTGAGTCTTCACCTGTAACTAACGCAAAGTCAGATAGCTTTTCTTTTACATAACCCTTTATATTACCCTTCTGTAATGATTCACCAGCTTTTGCTCTAACCTTTACTATATTATAAGTATCAGTCATACCTTCAGGTAAGAGTCTTTCCATTTCAGACTTTATCTCCATAAAGGTATTATAGTACTCAAGCTGTTTGGCTGTTAGATTTGAGAAGGCAGGATTTAGATATTTATCTGCTGGTACTCTACCATCTTCAGTAACAACTTGGTTGTGACTACTCCAATTACGCCAAGCCTGATAATAAGCTCTTCTATCTTTTCTATCTAATACTTCTTTAGGATTAGCATTTTCAGGTATATTAAATCGTTCAGCAAGCTCTTTTGCAAATGCAATACGAGCATTCTCATATTCTGTATAATTGTATTTTCTTACATATTTACCAGTAAGATTACCTTCAGAATCTCTCTCAAACATAAAGTCGGTAGATTCATCTTTACCTAATTTATTTTGAGCTTCTAGGATTCTTCTTTCAAAATCTATAGCCATCTTTCTAGATTGATATAACCTATCCTTAACTGCATAATCTATTGATTGTAGAATAACATCAGTAGATACATTCATAGGTAATACCCATCTTTCTAGTAGACCAATATCTTCAGATACTTCCTCTAGTAGTTTATCAAGAGAATATACAGTACCTGCGTGTTTACCAAATGGTACTATTAGTTCATCACCCATAATAGGCTGAACTAATCTCTTTAGAATACTCTTAGATTCTTCCTTCCATAAGTCCTTAATATAGTTACTAGAACTTTCCATACTCTTAACTAAAGCATCCAATGGTTCAGATACTTCTGATTCTAGATTGAACCTAAATAGAATTCTTCTAGCATAAGATAGTGTATCATCATAAGATGCAGCATAGTCCCTAATAGTTCTAAGTAGCTTGGCTTCTTCTTCTAATGTAGCACCACTAAGATTCTTCATTCTCTCTACAAGGCTATGAAGGTCCTTATGTGCATAACCTACATATTCCATAAAACCTTCTAATAGTGTAGCATCTGATGCAGCAGCTTCTTTAAGCCTTGCTATCTTATTTCTCTGCTTACCTGCGAAGGTCATATCTGACTTGTAAATAAGCAAACGTTTCTGCTCTGTTTCAATTGCTTTTTCTACAGCTTCTCTTAAGGTAGATTCTAGTGATATAGTATTATCTAATTGAGCTAAAGCTTTTGTTGCAGAAATATTCACTAAACTCATCTCTGTTTTAAGACCACCATTTAGTATTTCTTTAGCTAATTTATTGAAGTTAGATTCTATTTCTGTTCTACCTCTCATTAAGCTAAAATGGTCAAACTTAGAGAAGAACTTTTTAAAGTAATCTACTAGTCTTTGAAGTAAACCTTTTTGAATCTGAGTTGTATTCTCAAAGTTATTCTCTAAAGCCTTAGATAACATCTTACCAGCAACTTCCTTTTGTACTGTTTCGAAGTCACCGTATTTCTCTAAATATTGGTCGTATTGTTCTCCTAGAATTTCTCTAGCTTTCTCTTCAGTTATAGAAGCATAAAGCCTAGACTTAAGAGGAACATCTAACATTTCCAAAGCCAAGTGAGCAAACTCTTCTGATAAAGCACCTTCACCTTTCTCTCCTTTAGCTAGTCTGATAATCTCCACCAAACCATCTAAAGTTCTTCTTGCTCTTGAGAAATCAGTAAGACCATTTAAACCTGCTCTTTCTTCAGCTTCTGTTAATACACCAACAGATACCCCCCATTCCTTGAGCTTCTTTTCTAAGAATTCGTGGTATCTTCTTTCTTTTAATACCGTCTCAGAGTTAATACCCTTATGTACACCTAACCTATCACCTAATGGTACCACGGCGTAACCTTCAGAGAAAGGATTAGTCTTATTCTTTTCTTCTGCCTTAACTAAACCATCGTAATAAGAAGAGATAGATTCACCAGCACCAGCTTGTCTTTCTATATTAGCTATACCTACATAAGTATCAAATCCTGTTTTAGTGATTAAATCCTTTATGAGATATTCACCATTTTCATCTTTAGCTAAACCAGAGTAGTACTCATTGAATACATCTGTCTTGGTTGCCCAATATACATCCTCAGTAAGTTTTCTATCCCTAGTAAGGGAAGTAAGCTCCTTATAGAGCTTACTTTCCACTAGGTCATTATTTTTATTTCTTACTGAAGGAATCCAATAACATTTTGCCATTATATTCCTTATTATTAATTCACTTATTTACTATCAACTGTTATACAAGGCGGATTATTTTCAGCATCTCGATTATCTTTTTCTTGAGCTTCTTTAACTGAAGCTTGTGTTATTTCACCTTCAGTTAAATCAATACCTAAAGCTCCACTAGCTTGGACTGCATTTAAACCATATTCTTTAGTCTCATATTCAGTACCGCCTGTTTTACTTTCAGTAGCTTCAGCAATAGCTGCAATATTTTCGAGAGTTTGATTTCTGAATTCACCCTTGTTAAGTAATTCACTTGGATAATCTTCAATTCTACTATATCTAACAAATGGGCTATTGAAATGGTATCTTGGAAGTTTGGTATAAACAAAACTATTACCTAGAGAAGAAGTCATTATGTATGTTTCACTATCGATTAGTAAAGCACCATCAGGTGTTGTACCATCGGTAACCAAAGTGAATTCATCTCCAAGTTCTTTTGTAGTGTCATTACCAACATTCATTATATACCACTTGGTATTCTCTAAAGCTTTTATGAGAGAGGTTTTTGTGAATCTGTGGTTTCTAGGATTTTCATAAAGAATACCAGTATTTGCTATAAATTGTCTAACAAATCTTTCATCTCCATTATTACCAATAGAATCTACAATCTCACGCATATTCCCGACTATCTTATAATAGTCAGTGAAAGCCCTCTTTAATCTAGCTGGAGCTAGATGGTTAATACCTTTAGCCTTATAACCTATATTACCTCTATAAATACCATAACGATATAAATCCATAGCAAATTTAGAAATATCCATCTTGCTTGGGTCCTTTTCACCAATGTCTAATAGATACTCCCATTCTCTTGTAAACTGGTCTCTACGCTGAGCTTCTAGCTCATTAGCATTAACAAAGTCTAAAGTAGCTATCTGCCCATTCTGGAATCTTCTCATAGTCTTGAAAAGTAAGAATGAATTTAGCTCTTTATACTTCTCTTGCAGCTGAACAAATTGAAGAGGAATATCATTAAGCATTATATCATTAAGAGTATCATTCATAATGCTAGTACCCTGTAAATGATAAAGCATAAAATGCTCATAAGCTAAGTTAATATTTTTAACATTAACTGCCATACCTAAACTTCTCAGTCTATCAATAATAGGTAAGAAGTTAGGATTTAGAACATTAAAATGCTGGCTCATATAATCAAACGAAGCTTCCATACCAAAGTGGAAGAAAGCCTTGTAGAAATGGGAACCACCATTAATTAGAGCATCTCTTACTTCAGCTCTAGAATACTCTCTAGTATTTGTATTTAAGAAAGCAGGACTAACAGCGATAGGGCTAAACTCACTTGTAAGGTATGCTACGTCATCCGTAACCTGTAAATACTTAATTAAAGTATCTGCAGCTGTAGGACCAACAGCACCTCTAAAAGTATCAAGCTTAGTAACACCGATAATACGCTTGAAAGCATCACCCAAATCAAGGAGTTGAGTTTCAAGTTTAATCATAGCGTTAATACTATCTCTGAGTTTTATAAATTCATCACTATTTGTTTTATTAAAAGTCTGTAATAGAATCTGTGCAGCTTCAGCATAATTTCTTCTGCCTTCCATTGCCTTATCTATAGTAGCCTTAACATCTGGCAACATAGCCTTTAGATGATTCAATCTTTCTTGAGTAATAGGTACCTTCAGAGGTTCTACATCACCTACACCAACAATCTCATTTAACACCTTCATATAGTGATTAAGAGATTTACCTCTATTAAGAGTTCTCTTGGTGCTAAACATACCAAGGTTAGACATAATAGCCAAATCCTTAGTAGGAATACCTAAAGCTACACCTGCAATAATAGAACCTAAGTTACCAACATCTGCCTTCATATAAGCAAGTGTAGGAGACTTAACGTTATCCACAGCTGCAATAACAAACTGTCCTACCGTTCTTTGAATAAGCTTTCCTGTAGGGCTATAGATTTCACCATAACCTTTATAGGTATTACCATCATATACAATAGGTTCCTTTAATTGAAGCTCATGCTTTATCTGTTGGGCTACAGCCATAAAGGTATTAGCATTAGCTGAGATACCTACAAGGTCTAGACCTACGACATTCTGAGTTTCAAAGTAATGCATTGTAGAACTTAGGAATGGAGTGTTAGATGACTCATAAGTCTTGATAATTCTCTCAACTCTATCAGGATTAAGGTTATTGAGAATAATAGCCTTATTCGCAATATCATCACTAGTAAGTTCTATTTCCTTAGACATCTCTGCAAGTACACCTGATTTCTCAACCATACTATATAGTTCAGCATAAGGGAAAGAACTTAAGAATGATTCCTTAGCTTCTGCATTAAGAGAATCAAAGCCTGAAGGGTCAAAGATTTCTGCAGTAGAATGTTCGCTCTTTAAGATAGCCATATAAGAATCAAAGAGGAAGTTATTTCTCATAGCGTAATTCTCTTCAGGTGTTGAGCCTTCAAGGAATCTACCACCATCAGTATAAGCCTTCTTCCTTAATTTTCTACGAACAACAGGATTACCATTCTTATCTACCTTATCTGTTTCTGTCTTTTCTACATCTAAATAAGGTCTCATAATATAGAGCTTATCAATGTCAAAGTCAGAACCTGTGATAGTGGTAACATCTGCAGGAAGTACAATCGAAGTACCATTGAAGTTAGGTAAGAAACCTACAATACGAATAGGAAGCATTGAGTGCTTACTTTCTGTAGGAATTCTATAACCAATCATCTCTAGTAATTCAGGAGCTTCCTTCTCTATCTTCTTAATGTCTACATTGCCATTCTTGTCGCTATAGAACTCAAGAAGTTTCTTTGAGTAAATAGGAACATAAGCAGGAATGTAATCAATACTCTTACCATCAGGCTTCATCTTTACTTGAAGCTTATCAGATAGAGTAAAGTTAGACATCTGAATAAGTGAACCACCCTGAGTTTTCATCTTATTGATTCTATTCTTCGCAATACCTGAGAAGATAGCTTCAATAATCTTAGAGTTCTGAGGGTCCTCTAAAGCCATCTCAAACTTAAGTCTGGGATTCTCTATTGTACCATCATTAATAAGTTTAAAGAACTTGGCAACTTCTGTACCATATCTTGGGTTAGAGCTAATTTCACTTTGGATGATAGCTTCTAACTTAAGAGGGTCTTCAAAGATTTCCTTTACTTCTTCATATTTATCATAAACATTTTCAATAATCTTACCATTAATGGTTCTCATAAAGGTCTCCCCATTCATCTTTAATGTAGTTTCCATTCCCTCAGTATTGAGAGTTTTAACTTCATAAGTATTACTGGGGTCAATATTAGAAGTGATTAGCTTTCTAAACTGAGTACCAATCAATGTTTTTGCATCATAATAATGTTCTGGAGTATTAACCTGAAAACCATAACTAGAATAAGGGATTTCGTGTACAACAGAAGGATTTAATGCATCAGAGCCTGGGATTCTAGTAGCAGATTCCAGCTTGGTTGTAATCTCTTCTTCAGTTGTATTGTTAATCACCTTATGAAGCCTTTGGAATTCTTCCTTGGTAATCTTTCCTTCTTCTAATAGATTAGCAATAGTTTCTCTAGCATCAGAAGGTTTAGCATCTTTAGCAAATGTATATTCTTTAGGTGCTTCATTACCTTCGTTATCTAATTCGTTAATAGTGATAGTCTGACCTGCTATATCCTTCTCTAAGAGATTGACAACACCTTGAGAGCCAACCTTAACTGCAGAAGCAAATTCAAATACGTGAATACCTACATCACTTCTTCTAGCAAATTTAGTTAAAGCTCTAAGTGTTGGAGAAGTGGTAGCAAAAGAGTTAATAGCTAACATAAGAACTTCTGAATTCTTATGCTGATGATTGATTCTCTTGTAAATCTTTTCACCAGTCTTAGTATTAATCATCCCTGTGTCTACCATAGAAGAGCCATAGACAAGAGGTTTAATAGCATTAAAGAAGAAGTTCTGAGCTTCTGCATAGGAGATATGAACATCAGAGTCAGATTTAAAAGCTTTATCGAGCTTCTTCTTAAACTCTTCCATTTCATTAGTCCATTGCCCAGTCTTCTCCATAATGTACTTATAACCATCTATGGTTCTATAAGCCTGACCATCGGTAGCATTAATATTCTTAAATGAATTAATGATAATATCGCCTTCTTCCTGAGTAAGTTCCTTGCTCTTAACTCTCTCTTTTACTATAGCAGAAATCTCTGGTAAAATAGTAGAAGCTAAAACTTCGTCACTTATATATAAGGTCTTCTGAACATCATTACCACTATTTAATCTAGTAGTACTTGACATCGTCTGCTTATATCTCTTTTGGAAGTCAATAATATCTTTGAAATTAGCTAAGTCTCCTGCAGTAAACTGAGAGAATTGGGTTCTAAAATACAAGTCATTTAAGATGAAGAATACTAAATCTGAATCTGAATCATCAATTTTTTCATAACTCTTAATCTTATCCATCTCTGATGCTACAATATCACCAAGAGCTTTATTAACAAACTTACTTAATATCTCTTTTTCATCGAAAGCTTCTGTTCCATTAACACCAGCTTCTAAAGATTCAAGTAAAGTTTTATCTTCAATCTTCAGTGTATTAAGGGCAGGCAAGTATAGGAACTTTTCACCACTCTTCAGAATACCTGTAACAGGAGCTATATAAGTTTTCTTAGATTCTTCTTTCCATCTCTTTGTTTCCTTTATTCTTTCTAGCTCTTGTTTAGCTAAATTGGCGAAAAGGTCTTTTAACTTTTCAATATCTAAAATCTTTTCAAATCTATAATAGCCTGCACGCTTGATTTCACCAGCAAGAGGAATACGATACCAAGCTGATGTCTTATCCTTCTTGAATTCATCAAGCTGCATTATATACTTATCTTCTTCAGTCCAATCTTTGAACTCTTTATCTCTAAAGATTAGTATTTCCTTATAATCTATAAGTTCTCTAGATTCTAGTCCGCCATCTTCGGGTTTACGTGCTAATTGCTGAATTACATAATTATACTTGAAGAAACCATCCTTTAAGAATTCTTCTTGAATCATGGCATCATAATCCTCTACTTCTACACCACTAAGCTTATCCATAAGGATTTGCAAATAAGTAGGAGTAGTATAAGAATTATACATCTTACCATTGTTTCTGAAGGTACCTCTCAAGAAAGTATCATCATTACTAGATTGGATTAACTTACCAATCTTATAATAATTAAGCTTGAACTGATTAAATAGATTTACTTCTACAACATTTGATTTATCCTTCTGCAGTTTAAGGTAATTATCTACCTCATTTGTATAAGCAAATACTTTATCAAAAATATCAGTAAGAAGCTTAGCTATAGGTTTACGATAACTTTTCTTCTGATTCTCTGCTAACGCTGGGTTAGTTTCATAATCGAAAATATTACCACCTTCTGGAGCAATACCAATAGCCTTAAGCATTGTACGAATATCATTTTGGGTATCCTTATTATTAAGGAATTTATTTTCCCACTCAGCATAATCCGTATTGTTATACTTTATTCTATTGTAAAGCTTTTCCACAAAAGCCTTATAAGCTTCATACTTATCCCTATGAATATTACCAGCGGTATCATAAATAGAGTGTTCCCTATCTAAAACGATACCTTGCATATAAGTAGAACTCCACTCAGAATAATTGATATAAGAAAGTCTATCATCATTAATACCGAATGTTTTCAGTTCTACTGTATCAGGTAGGAATGGGTTATCTTCTTTTACTAGAACATCCTTCTTGATTTCATAGTAAGTTCTACTTCTAAAGAATGAAGCAAAGAATTCATTGTGAAGACTATCATACTCATCAATAACACCTTCAGGCTTATAGTTAGCAGGCTTATCTAGCTTGTTAGTAAGAGCCTTTACCCAAGGGTACTTCATAGAAAGCTTTTCTAATCTTGCTCTCATAGCTTCATAGGAGCGAGTTCCTTGTAAAGCATTTTGAATGATAGAGTAAGTGTAGGTATCAGTTAGGTATTGTGTTTCACCTAAATCATCTAATACCAACTCATCACCATTCATAACAGGTAATTGATTGAGCATCTTTCTGATTCTCTTCATCACAGAGTCAATAGCATAACCCTCATTTGCAGAGAAATCAAAACTTCTTTCTTCAATATCATCCGTAACATCTTCAGCCGATTCAAACTTAGAAGAAAGACGAATATTCTCTCTTTTAAGCAGGGGCATCTTAATCCCCATCTTAAGTTCGTTGAAGTGTTTTAGGATTTTACCAAATTCTTCTTTGCGATATTTACCAGTGTTAAGTAAGTCTGTTTTTAAAGCTTCATCTACAACCAAATCATCTAGGATTAAACCATAATGTTCTGCCTGTAGAGACATATTATGTTCTGCTAAAGTTTCAGAGAATAACTGTAATTCCTCTATTATACCCATAGTACCACCAGACTTTCTTGGAGCATTGTTATAACCTAAATTATACAATTTAGATATAGCATATGCTTCTGGTGAGTAAAAACCTTCACCTATAGAATGTAATCGAATATCTTCTTTTACTTCTTCTAGGTAATGGTCCATACCTTTACTTTGTACTACCTGAATAAAGGTTTTACCTTCATTTTCTGCATCAATCTTACCTAATGTAATAACTCTAGAAGCAATATAATTTTCTCTTGATTCTCTCTGAAGAGGAGTGAAAGTCCGTTCTATAGCAGAACGTTCTTCTAAATCAATGTTAGCTTCTAAAGCTCTTTTTTCTTCTGCAGACCTTTCCTTGAATTCCTTTAATGCTGTATTTCTAATAGCATCAGATACAACATCACTATAAGCTTTTCTGAGTACTTCTGGCATATATATAGCAGCACCAAAAGTAATCTCCATATTTAACTCGGAGTTAGCTTTATTCAAGAAAATATCTTTAGCTCTCTTATTTACAACAAGAGCTGTAGAAGTAGCTTTAAACATAGACTGTCTTACTAATTCAGGCTTTTCTTCAAACCATTTTAGTAAAGACTTATTACCTATATTTTCTTTGAACACCTCTTCTAAAGCTTCTGCAGTAACTTCTTCAACAGTCTTATTCTTTATAGAATCAAAGAATGCTTTAGCACCTTTAACCCTCTTAACTACAAGATTGTGAACAAAATCTAATAGGAAAGCGTGTTCAATGTTGTTAGTTGTTAGGTATTCATCACCTATTTTAATGGTTATCTTAGCATCCTTAAATGGATTGAAAGGACTTCTAAAATCACCAACATCTTCAGCTTCACCTTCTCTATTGCTATAGAAGGACAAACTGTTTAACCCATATTTATTATTATCTATGAATTCATTTAATCGATTGGCTGTAGGTAATTCACCATTAACTTCTGGATGTCTCTCTAGATACAAAGATATTGCACCTTGAATAAAACCATCCTTATATCCTAGGTCTTGATACTTAGCCAATTCATCTTTTGATATTTTTACGCAATATGACATAACGTTCTTATTTTAAATGATTTATTACAAAGATAGTAATAACTTTTTTACTGATGCGAAACTTATAAAAAAAGTGGGGAAGGCTACATTTTCAGCAACCTTCCCCACACAACTAAACAACAATACAAAGAAGAGATTTAGATATAGTAAATACTATTACCATATACATAAATCTCACGACCTGTATTTACCAACTCCTTTAGACTATTTAAGTCAAGGGTTGTATTCTTCACTTTCGTTTTATTTGATAATATATCTACATTCTTGTTTTCAAATACTTGAAATGGTAGACATACATCAATCAAATCCTCTTTAAAGAGGGAGTATAGAGGAACGTGTACTATATAATTATAGTCACTAACAAACATAGTTCCTCTATTTCTTTCTAAGACTTCCCTGGCTATATCTTCACTTGTCATAGGAATAGAAAGGGTAACATAAATTAATCTAGTTATCCCACTATTATAACTAGCTCTATATTTAATGCCAGAGTTTTCTAGGAAACCACTACCTACTAATAGGTCAAGTAGCTCATAGAATTCATCCTTTGTTTCGTAATTTAAATCAATCATTTTCTAAAAGCTTTATTAATCTATCCAGATACCAACTAGCTTTCTTTAGGTCAGCTAATTCTGAACCCTTTTGTTGGTGTCTGTAAAGATACTTAAAAGCGTTTAATCTGCAAAATTCCTTAACAGAATTTTTACCGTAAAGTTCAGTCATTATATCAATACATTCTATTGATGTTTGCTTATAATGATTTGGGTTTATAACATCCTTATTCTCTTCCATTTTCCTTTACAATTAAATCATCTAATATAGCTTCTATCTTACCACAAATTTCAATAGCATTTGGATGAGCTTTACCTGTTGAATTTCTCACTCTCTTATCGAAGATAAACTTCCATTCTTTGTAAGTGTAAGTATATACTACTTCACTCATAGCATCAAGGGGAATAACACCTCTTGCATCTTCAGGTGGAAGACCTCTATCTCTAAGAACACTATAATAAATAGCAGCATTTTCTAAAGCTCCTAAGTATGCAGATTCCTTTGGAGAATTATCACCCTTAAACCAATGAGGTTTCATAATAGGCATTTCACCATACTTTGCTCTACAGTAGTCTACATATCTAGTAGAACGTTCTGCGATATTATTTGGTGACACTCTATTCAATTCCTTGGCAATAGCAATAGAGGTGAATATTCTGAATGAAAATCTTCTGAACTTATAAGGTACTTTATCTTCAGTAATTTCAATCTTCTTTAGTTCAGTTTCAGGTAAAATATCACTCAAAACTTCTTTATAAAATTGCATATTAGTAGACATATAGAAACAATCATTAGTTTCATTTATCTCTACATAAGGGCAATATTTGAATAGTTTTAGGAATTCAAACCACCTTTCAATCTTAGGCATCTTATAGTAAAGAGAACCGTGTCTAAGCATTGATGCGTGATTTCTCTTTTCAAGTGTATCAAATAGTTTTTGATTATCTGTTCCTGTAGAATCATAGCAAGTTCTTGCACAGATAGCTACGTGTTCTACAATATCATTTTGTTTTAAATATTCACAACGTGGTTCTTCAAATCTATATGTCATTGTAATATTGTTTTAGTGATTGAGTTCCTATAGGCACATTATCTACTCTCTTTACTACTACTATAAAACCCTTAAATAAGAGCTTATTCAATTCATCATATAAATAATTCCTATGTCTAGTAGTTGTATTAGAGTATCTTGTATCATTTACAACAAAACAAATTTCGTTATACTTATTAAGAAAACTCTCTGCTATGCAAGTATGGTATGAGAATAACCTATCTCCTGTACTTGTCATATTAGCATTAGCTGAAGCCTTTCTTAATACAAATGCTTCTGTTACTTCTCTATTCGTTCTCATAATATAATAATGTTGGGTTTTTTGTTTTCAGTTCTACATCAGAATCCCATTCTATTTCTGTGTAGTTAAAAGGTTTACACAGGATATGAAAACCATTGACTGTATTTAACACTGTTATCGACTTAGAAAGAGAAGATACAGCATCTAATGTGGTTTTTAGTTTATCTGGGTCCTTACTATCAACATCGAAAATCAGATATTTGCTAGTTAGACATTGAGAACACAAAGCAGGTGCTAAATTCTCAACAGGTTTATCAAAGTTTTCTGAGGTTACTTTTGAAACTAAGTCTAACAATAACTTATGATAAACTTGTTTCTTTGATATATAGGCAGGATATATATAAGCACGAGCATTATTACGCTTAACTATATCTATAATCCTCTCTTTATAAGCAAGCAGACTTTCAACAGAAGTAGGATAGAATTTCTTAATAGACCTATTATCATTACTGGTACTATTACCTACATTAACTCCATCCTTCTTCCGTTGAATAATCTCAACTTGCATATAGTAATCCTTGTTACTTTCTAAACCTTTAAACCACTCTGCAATTAAATCAAAGTTGTCTATAATCATAATTAGTGAATCCAATGGTCTCCTACAGCTGGTTCTGCAGGATACTCTAGTTTTGTATAAAATTTTGCTGCACTCTCTTTCATTAAATTAGCTAAGAACTCGGGGAAGAAATCCTTTAGTTCTTCAGGAAATTCAGTGTTAATTTCATCGTGGGTTATATTAACAATCTTCACCTTATTAAAGTAATTATTGTCAAGTATCCACTTATATAATCTTGTTGCTGCTTCCTTAATGATAATAGCACCACTACCTTGAGTAGGTGCATTAAGAGCTAATCTCTCTTGTTTAGATACTTCAGCAAAATGTTTCTTTACTTCTAAAACGAGAGGGTGTTCTGGGTTAGATTCTTTTATCTTTCTATATTCATCCCAGAAGTTTTTATCCTCTCTATATCTAGCTTCTCTTTCTTTCCATTCATCAAATCCTTGCCAGAACATTTTATGTCCTGTGGTATGGCACATAATTATATAACCATTTTTCCTAACAAATTTACCTCCTTTTTCTTTAAAGGTTTTAATACCACAGAAAGTTTTATAGAAGTTATTTTCAATTATTTGAGCTTCTTCTAAAGAGATAGATAAAGACTCAGAAATAGATTTAGCTCCACCCCCAAATTGCACGCTGAACTCGGGTGCTTTTGCCTTTTTTCTTAGGTCAGGTCTGAGCTTTTTAATATCCTTTATTTCTATACCTTCTAACTCTTCAGGAAAACAACTTTTTGCAGCCAAACTATGTATGTCTCCAGAGCCTTCTATATACTCTTTTAACATAGCTTTTTCATCATAAATATCTGCTCCTAATCTACTTTCTAGCACCGCACTCACGGTGGACTATCCCTTCACCATATTATTTATCTAAATAACTTAGGTGTGCCATTATAGTCTCTGCACCTTCTAAAACAAATTAAATTTATTAAAGCTTGGCTCAGGGTTAGAGTTACCATCTCCTTCCTTGAATTTCGGCAATTTTTCTCTAAGAGTTTCCTCTAAGAGGTACCCAATTTTTTGGTATTTAAATACTTATATTAAGTATGAGTGTTAGCAAAGCACTGTAGTCACAAGAGCAAAATAAGTTACCTTTTTCTGATACAAAACTTGAACGAGTTTCGTGGTCACTAGGTAGCTGTTGATGGTTTAAATTCTTACAAGAACCTTTCGGTAATTTCTTATATAAAGCTATATCACTATTATCACTTCCACCACAAGACATTCTACCTGAAGCAGTACCTAATTGGTGGTAATCAGTATGGAGTCTTCCTGTAATGGGGTTTATAGAATCTATAAACACTTGACCAAAAGAGTCTACTACTTTGTCAGCCCCTTTAAACTCTAGGTATAGCTTTAGAAAGACATCATTGATTCCTTTCTGTGTGGAGAGTACTTTTGATTCCACGCTATCTTTAAACCTCCTAGCTTTTCTATCATAAACAAGAGTTTCAAACCCTAACATCTTAACGAAAGGTATTACTTGCTTAGATGATTTCCAATTGATAGTACATTTAGGTGAGAAATCTACTTCCTCAAATAGGTCATAATACTTAGGAATCTCTGTATATGCTTCATATAATGGATTAGATTCTACAAATTCATTTAGTGCTTTAGTAGCAGCATTTAATCTGATTAAATCGTTATCCATTTTAGCTTTCCATCTATTCTCATCCAACTTAATACCACACCATTCTAAATAAGCCATTACAGGGACAGTATCACATTCAAATTGGCAGGCTGTTAGTAGACCTTTATCCTCTAAATCTTTCTTGATAGAAGCAGCTAATTTCTCTATATACAATACATCCTTAGCTGAATATATAATAATAGAATCATTTAGTCTTGCTGTAGTAATAGTATCTCTGACTTCTTTACTCATAGAGACATTTAACCTTCTCCATAAAGTATTCTTCAGAGAGTAATGACCTCCATCATATTTATGCCCTAGGAAAGCAAGCTGTTCCATAATCATAGTGTCATATACCTTTCTAGGTATAATCCCAACAGAATATAAGAACTTAAGGTCAAACTTTAGGTTGTGACCTATTAAGGTTTTTGTTTCTAAGATTTCTTTATAATAAAATACAGGTACAGACTCCACATCAACAACCATCTGAAAATCATATTTATCAGAACCAAACTGAATTAATCTTAGCTGGCAGATATGTGGGTCTAAACCTGTAGTTTCTGAGTCATATTGAAGAAGGTTAGCTTTAGATAGCATTTGTAAAGATTCCTCTATACTTATAATCTTATAGTTAGAAGTATCAAACAATTCTGCTTGTTGTGTTACTAAGTAAATCATAGTATTAAAACCATATCATTATAATCTATGATAGCATTATTGCTAACTAAAAATCTCGAACCTAATATACCGTGTATAGTTAAATCAGTAAAATAGCTTCTTATATTGGATAAATCAGCGAACTGTGTTTGAATAGTCACCTCTTTACCTTCTAAGACTATATCCAATTCATATATTTCGGAGAGACTAGTAGCCCCTCCAAATCCTTTACATTCACAATCAAACTTTGCATCAGCATCGTCTAAGAACTGCGAATCTAAAACATTTAGAGAGGCTCCAGAATCTACTAACAAATTAAGTTCTCCTATATCAGATTTAACTGTAATTATTGGTACACCAGTATAAAATAGTTTATCAAAACTAATTCTTACCTGTTGTTCCAAAACCACCTCTACTTTCTGAAGATAGGTTATCGGTATATTCAAATTCAATCTTACTATCAAACAGCCACTTTATTCTCTGCCAGATAGTAGCTTTCTGAGAAAGCTGAATTCTGAATTGACAAACTCTACTACCCTTCTTAATGGTAGTCTTCCTATAAGCTAAAGCAGGGAATCCCCAGAAGTCCTCATTGCCACAATAAGAATTATCGATAATCCCAAATGAATTAGCACAAGTAATACCGAAATTCTTGTATATAGAGCTTCGGGGTGCTACAATAGCTTCATAACCTTCAGGCAGCTTCATAGCTACATTAAGTGGTAGTATAGCTACCTTGGGGTAAGATTCACTCTTCTCCTTTTCAATAGTTACATCTTCCGTAACATACAAATCAATCCAATCTCCCTTATCTATAACTTGGATAGGAAATTCCTTATCCCTGAGTTTTACTTGTATCTTCATTTCTTGTAATATATTGAGTATGAATATTGATTAAATCGAGCTGATTTAATACAGTTTCTAATACACTATTGTGATAATAACAGTACAATTCTTGGCCTTCTGTATTATAGCTATACCCTGCACAGTCTAATGTATGAAATATAGCGTGCATTATCTCGTGTACAGTAGAGCCTAGAAGGATAGAAAGGTTAGTATTATGTTCCCTACTTATGAATATGTAACTACTATTACCAGCATAGGTGGTTAAACCAAGAGAATTTTCAAATCCTTTTGTCTTGATATTAGCCTCCTCTACTTCATCTATTTTCCCGTGTATTTCTCTTAGGAAGTCTTCAAAGTCACCATAGCAAAAATATATAGAGCCATTGAATGGCTGCATTTTATAAATTGATTTTTTCAGCATATAATATATAAGAGGTGTAATAAAACACCTGATTATTTAATTTCGCAAGAACCTCCAGAACAAGACATTGCACCTAATTCATTTGCATTTGTGAATTGTTCCTTTTCAAATTCCACTTCATCCCAGTTAATGGGAGTATAAGTGCGTTGAAGTTCCTTAAAGTAATGAATGTTATTAACTCGCTTGAGAACGTTTATAGCCTTATAAACATCCCCACCAAAATAATTATTAGCAAACTTGTTTATTCTTCGGATTATATCACGCTTCTGTGACAAACCCTTAACTCTATCAAAGAGCTTTAGTTCTAAGTTTGCTGTAATCTTTTGTATTTCCTCCTGAGTATAACCAACTCCTTCCTTCTTCATACTCTCAGCTACCATATCAGAGGTAATAAATACTTTTTCACCTCTACCTTGGACTACTTCACAAGCTGTCCATAGGTCATTGTATACCTTGAGAATATCTGTAATGAGACCTGATGCAAATAAAGCACCTTCCCCATATTCTAATAATTCTTCCATTGTATTTACCTTACACATAGGTGCTTGTGGTAAATCAATATCACCATAAGAAGATAAGAATGAGATACCTGAGACATAAGATTTATTTTCCCATACCCACTTCTTAACTTCATCCCATTCATTGTCATATACATCTACTGTATTTGATACGTTATTATGAACAGGTTGGTTGTAATCTCTAGCTCCTTCCTTAACCCAACATTGTTGAACAAGTTTAACAGCCTCTAATAGATTAACTCCGTGTAGTTTTTCTCTTAATACAGTATCATCATCTTCTTCTATAGGGAAGAAAATCTTCTTATCTGTATTTGGTTTAAATATATTGGTTTGTACAGCTTGTGGATTAGCTTCTTCATAAGCCTTTAGATTAGGTTCCTCTATATTAGCTTCTACACTTCTAAGGTATTTTCTAGCATAAGCACCGTGAATACCAGAAGTCATACCTAACAATAAACTTACGGTACCATCTGGTTTAACACAAGTGGTTCTGCTGGCAGGATTAATACCTAGAACTCTTGCTATCTTTTCATTCTGATTCTTAACGATATTAGCTCCAGCTCTCAGTGAATTTCTATCTAATAAAACTTGTGGGTTATTCATAATACCACCAATAGAAACACCAATAAGAGGGTCATCCTTAATAATGTTTTCTGTAGCTTCGCCTAAGAATGGGAATGAATTGTAAATAGCTTGTACTGTAGCTAGTGTAGAAGCTGCCTCACAATACTTATAAAAATCAGTAACGTTCGTACATTCCATACCATTGATGGAGACGAGGTTACATACTTGCCATCCTGTTACACCATTCTTATCTACAGGGTAGAATCCAATCTCACAACAAGGGTTACATCCTATTCCATCAATCTCCCTGAAATAAAGTCCTGGGTCACCTGACCTCCGCATCGCTTCAAAAAGACCTGAGAAGGTATCATAAGAAACCTTATCTCTAGTAAGAGCTGCAGACATATTAAATCTAGCTCTCTGTGGGTTCTCAGTAAACCAATCACCAGTCTTACAATTTACCATTTCTTCATCCTCGGGGGTAAAGAGAATGATACAAGCGGAACGTCTTACACCACCTGATAATACAGACTCAGCAATAAACGAAATTATGTCTGTACATTGTAGTGCTGTAAGTCTAGTTTGACTATTATTAATAGCCTTTGTTAGTAGCTTATCAATAAGCTGCAAACTCTTCTTTAACCCTTCAGGTCCTGGTGCAATAAATCTATTTGCAATCAATGCACCTGATGGTCTAATAGCACTAAAATCAAATTCAGGTATAGGATAATCCTCATAGAAATAATGGTAGATTAAAGCTTCAAAAGCTTCAGCCCAACCTTCAATAGAATCATCTACAAGGAATGGTTCTCTAAGAGCGTTTATCTTATCCTTTGTTAATAAATTGGGTAGCTTATCTATATGCATTTGCTCTACAGATAAACCAACACCACAACCACATAAAAGCATCCAAGCTGTTTCCTTGAAAGCTCTTAGTCTATCTAAATGAGTATAGCTACAGTTATACGATTTAGCATTAGTCTTAAGGACTGGTTCTCCACCGAACTGGAGGTTTCTCTGTGAACCTACAAGTTTCTTATCCTTATAGAACTGAATAGCTTCATTGAATTTCTCCATAAACCATTCATTCTCTAATGCTCTTGGTGCTACCTTCTCAATCTGAGTAAGGTGCATCTGTCTAATTCTTTCTACACTCTCTTCCCAAGTTTCCTTTCTCTTTAAATCTGGCATATAAAGAGAGTACTTACTTTGGAAGACATAATCTGATAAAGCTTGTTTACTAGGAGTCATCTTTAATAAGTTAGTTAATAATTATTTCCTTGAAATGTTATCAAGGTATCTCATAATTTCGTGCATATAACCTGCTATTAAAATCAGGCATACTGAAACAATAATTTTAAACATCATTTTGTTTGATTTTTAGAAGATATATCTCTTAACGCATCAGTCTTAGCTAGAATCTCATAAGCTTTAGCTCTAATTTCTCTGAGTGCTTTCTTCCTTCTCTTAATGATATGGAGTTCAGATTCATCGGCTATATTTAGAATTTCTGCAGCTAATGTTGCTATTTCCATACTAGTACTCCAAACCTCATTAGAGGGTTTAGATTTAATATCTTCCTTTTTCATACTAATTCTTTTTGAAGAATTCTTCGATAATGTTTATAGGTTTAACCCAGTTAGGTTGATGTTTGTTTAGGGTAAGATAATCATTCAATTCTAAAACAATTTCTCTCCAACCTCTAAAGGTCTCATCACCCAAGGTATAACCATCTGTTCTCTTAGTCTGGTTAAACTCCCAAACTAGAGGGTTTAATGTCTCCTTATTTACTACTATGAACTTATAGTCTAGTAGTTCATAATCCTTATATTCCTCATCTCTATCTAATACAGCTCTAATCAAAGCCCAATAAAGCTGAGCCTGTATAGCATAACGATATGTAATAAAAGATTGTGGGAAATTATACTCAGGTTTAGAGGTAGTCTTTAAGTCTATTGGTGTAATAGTCTTATTCTTATGGTCTACGTGTAAGCAGTCTACCATACATCTAAGATTAACACCCTTATAACCACCCTTAAACTTCAGCTGATAGAAATTCTCATAATCTCCGAATACATCAGGTAAGAAATACTTTGCAGTATTAGGGTTAGCAAGTAATGCTTTCTTACATTCTAGAGCCTTCTTATATAGGTCTGGAGATATTACCTTCTTATTCTTGTATACAGCAATAATCCTGTAATAACTAGCTCCTGCTAGAATCTCTTTCTTTCTCTTGTTAGCCCATTTATCATCTATATAGTAGTTACATTTCTTGCAACAACTGTGGATGATAGATTCCTCTACCTTACTTAAATCTTCTTCTCCAGTTACTCTGAATATCTCTTCTAATACATTCTGTACTTGGTCTGTCACGGGAGGTATGTTGATAACAACATAAGCTTCTTTGAAAGCTTCCTCCGTCTCAGTAAGTAGCGTATCAACAAGTGACCCGAAAGTAAGAGAAGGAGAAGAGATTTTATCAAATAGAGTTGCTAAGGCATTAAATCCCTCTCTATCAAACCTTGATATATTTGAGTAGGATAAAGCTTTATCTTCCCTATAGACTTTTTCAGGTACATCCCAAGCTAATTCACTTAGTTTTTTCATTTAAAATACCTATTAAGTTATCACAATCTCTAACACTCTTAACCTCAAAAAATAAAATCTTATCTCTATTTTCTTCTTGCTCCAATCTATATCTAAATAGTTTTCTCTTGAGCGGATAAGAATCATTGGGGAAACCTTTGCACTCTACAATAACAAAGAATCCCTTATATTCAAATGTTAAGTCTGGGGTATAGGTAATCTTTCGTACCTTATCCACAGACTTAACAAAAGGTGAGTAAAAAAAGACAGTAGGGCTGAATGCTGGTATAATATCATAAGTATGCTTCTCATAATCTATACCAACATTCAGTCTATCTGTCAAATATCTGTAAACTCGTTCCTCTAACTTTGAACGGAATTTGATGTTGTTGTAGGTTGAAGTCTCCGCGTTTTTAATCTTTTTGTTTTCTCCCATGCTGTAGGAACATTAATTAAAACTGCATAATCTTTCAACGTATCTACCTCCACAATATCAGGGTCTCCATAAGAATATTTATACTTAAGGAGGTTCTTCAGGAAATAGTTTACAAATGTACTATAATTTTTGCTATACCCTACAACAGCCTTACTTATTTTAATGTAATTAGGTCTAAAGGTTATAGCAAGATTACCATTTATAAATATATATCCTATTTCAGTTCTAGGAAATTCTACAGAAGTTATATTATAAATAGTGTCTTTATATTTAACCAATAGCATATTGTTCTCCAACATAGAAAACAACCTAGGTGTTTTGACATCTACTTCTATGTAATCATATTTGCAGTAGAAGTCTAACATAAGATTATGTTCTATGCTGTATGCTATTGGTTTCTTTAAATCAACTCTTAACACTTGTATAAGCCATTAAAGGTGAAGAAAATTCAGTGAAGAAAGGTATTTCCTGAGGGAATAAATCTTCTGAAAGATGTGTAAGATAGTTAGCAATAATAGAACAGATATAACCAGAAAGCATCTGACCCATAAAGAAGGTTTGCTTATAACTACAAACAACATTAGTAGCTTCTGAATCATCAAAGAGATATTCTTTCTTATACTTTCTAATCTTAGCCAGTTCATTGAATTTAAACGCTACAATCTGTATAGTATCTGCAGACATTCTAGCATCTATAAACAGATGATTAGTACCCTTATTCTTCTTTCTTGAAGCTTCAAATATAGACTTTCTAGCAGACATACTATCTAAAGCGGTAAGTGTAATATCTGCAGGAACAAACTCATCAGTATTAAATACCATACAGTTATTAGACCTGTCTATATTGAAGTCTTGGATATTCTCTCTTACAGCTTCAGACTTCATTAATCCACATTGGTCTGGTGAGAATAGCTGACCACCAAGATTAGAAATAGATACTCTATCAAAATCAAAGATTCTAATAAGAGATTCCTTGAACATCTTAGAGATACCTAAACTAGCGTGGCTACCAATACCACCTGCACCATAAATAGAAATAACTTTATTTGTAGCTAATTCAAACCAAGGTGAGCCTGAATATCTACTTCTGGACTCCCGTAGAGCTTCTTCCGTTAAGTTCGCCATCGATAATGAATTTAATTAATCTGAAAATTGAGGAATTGGTAGAAGGAACCTTGATAAAGCTTTCGGATATATCTCTAATACTAACGAGTACATCCTCCTTATCTATACCATACTGAAGACAAGTTTCTTCATCGTAATAGTAATCAACAAAGCCCATAAGCTTATCCTTTATAGTAGCTACACTAAGCTTATTGGAATACTTCATATAATCGGGAAGGTTATTAGCAGCTTCATCAAGGTCATCACTTTGAGCATCAATAACCTCAAGGAGAATTTGAGTGCTAAGTTCATCTAGAAGGATAAGAGAATCATCTTCAATATCAGCTATTTCTTTAGTACTCTCCGTATCCATATACTTGAAAATATCATCAGCTTCTTCCTCAAAAGGGAGTACTTCAGATACTTTATAAGTAGAAGGCTTAGGAACATAAGTACTCTTAGGAGTAGTTCTGTTTACTGTAGGAGTAGTCTTTGTTTGGAAAGTTATACCACTATGAGGATAGTGTTGTGTAAGTGGTAGTTCTCTAGCCCCAGACTTAGATGCATTCTTAATCTGCTCTTCTAAAGTGGACTTTATGTCATTGAAATCAGGGTTTACAATCTCACAATCATAAATCTCAAGCTCAATATTCTTAACCTCTTCAGACTTAGTTACAATTCTATTACCTGAAAGGTCACTATAAGATACCTGCCATTCTACATTAGCCTTCTTTTGAATTCTACGAGTAACCTTAGCTACATAAGAACCTTCGTTATTTACGATAAGAGATACATACACATCTCTAGTCTTACCTGTAGCGTTAAGTTCTGCAGAGTCTGTACCTGAGAAGAAAGCCTTCATATTATGGTGAGAATGGATAAGACCAAAATCACAAATTTCATCAAGGTTATTCTTAACAGCATAGCTAAAGTATTCTGCATTTCTGCTATCAAAAGTAGTAAAGCCTGAACTACCAATATCCATTACATACAAATCCTTTGCTGTAATAGAAAGAGATTCATCATCAAAGTTACCATTGTATTCTACAAACAGAATACCTGACCATTCATTTGAAGGGTATTTATTAGCAAGGTATCTTACCTTTGATTCTACAATTGGGTCTATAAAAAGCTTTGGTTTAAAGTCTGTTTTCATTTTGTTGTTTAATCTTTTTGTTTAGTATTGCTCTTTTATATAAGTTTAGGAGGTCTCCGTAGTCTATTGAACATTTAATCCAATTACCGTAATCCTCTTTCTTTTTCCCATCTTCAATAACTACAGCTTTCACTTCATCTTTGAAGATTATTGGACGTACGAAATCTCTTCTACGAGTTGATGATGAAGAAGAATTAACAGTTCTACATTCAGGTCCAAATTCACCATAGCCGTAAAGTCTATCCTCTTCTTCGTATTCTCTATTAAAAGCTTCAATAGTTTTACAATAGTTTAAGAATGTTATTACATCTGCCAGAGAATTTTCTGGAGCTTCATTAACTATTGTATATGCTAGAGAACCTTCTGGTGGAAGACGTAAACTACTGAATTCTGTATAAGTACGATTTAGATTTATAGAATCTGAAGTTTCAGTAGTTACCAATCTATTTAAAGAAAGATAAGGACCTCCTTCATAAGATTCTATACGAATCATCTGGTCAAAAGCAACCACTAATGATTCTAAATTATCTTCAATTATAGATTCTAATGTTTCACCTTCATCAAGTTTAATAGTATCATCGCCATTAAGTAGGTTTTGAATATTCTGTGCTATCACTCTGTAAGGTGAAGTACCTAGACAGAAGTTTCTGTAATAATGTTCATCATCTACCAGAGGTTGTACGTGAGAATGAATATATCCTTCTCTTAGTTCTCCTAAAGTATAGATATGTCTAGCACATACTACATTGATGAAATTATTATACAAAGTAAAACCAAAACAAACCCCTTTTATAGTGTGCGTTTTACCACCTCTACTTGTAGTAAGGGTGAGTTCATCGAAATATACTCCTAGGTGGGATACACTTGAACCCATAACATTAAAAATTCCTACGTTCTCTTCACCATACCTAGCTATAAGTTTATCTCGTAATATTGCTTTTATATCCATATTGTAGAAAAAAGGCACCACCCAAAGATTATCTCTAAGAGTGGTGCCTAATTTTAATTAATTATACTAAATACTAGATGTTTTCAGTATGCTGGAACTGCTGGAATTCCATATTCTCAGCGATAGCATTTACCTTTTCCTCGATGCGAGAAAGATAGTTAAGAACTTCTGCTTCAAATGCAGAGCAGTTGCCCGAAGGAAAGGCTTCTGCTGTAGCTGGAGCTGTAAGATACTCCTGAAGGAAGTTGTTAAGCTCTACAGTAGATACTGAAGAATAGGTCTTACCATAACGAGTACGGATAGCTTCACGGAGGCTATATTCGTTAATCTTAGCATAACACTCAGGACGAGTGAATGCACCTGAGTTTACCTTCTTTGACTTGAGGGTCATAAAAATCTTAAGGTTTTCAAGGTTAGGGATAGCATCACCAGCTTCATAGTAAGTACCTGAATTAGGTTCATAGAGAGTAAAGTTCTCGGTCTGATAACCAAGGTCCTGTACTGCTGACTGGAAGTCTGCGAAAGTGCGGAATTCACCAGATACTTCCATCATCTTGATAGCTGAGTCGTGCTTAAACTTAATAGTCATAATTGTTCTTTAATTAAAGTTGTTAAAGTATTTCTGTTATGTTTTAATACTAAATCAGAAGGGTCTTTTGCTTTATATTCTGTAGGTATGGTAAGCCTTTTCAACCAAGGATACCTGCTAATAAGAACATTAGCTGATAGCTCACCAATATTTACAGGTTTATCATAGTCATTGTCATATAGAACATATACGTTTTCAAACCTACTTTTTAACCCTACCATTATATTATAATTAGGTAGGGTAGTTTCAGAGTTAAAACATATAGCTGGTATATCACAATTTTCCATCAAAGTGAGAGCATCTTTTCTTGAAGATGTAATAATAAGATGTTCCCCTTTTTCAGGTAATATACTATATAAATCTATAATTTCGTGAGTAAAATTGCTTAACCATTTCATCTTGCCTTTAGGTTGGTAGATTTTCAAGACTTGTTTATTATCTATAAATTCTACGTAAACATAAGCAAGTTTATCTGCAGGATAAGTAGCAATAGAACCTTCTCTATTCAGTATTATATTTCTTATTGCGTGAACGTTTCCCTTCTTTAGAGTTAATTCAGATATACCATAAGAATCCCAATAAGCTAAATCATCACTATTGAAAGGTCTAGCTTCTACTTCTATAGTAGGCTTGACTAAAGTTTTGATTTCGGCTTTACTAGGTTTCTTTTCTAGTATATCCTTATACAACTCTGGGAGGGATTTTTTTGTGTATTTAGTTAGAAAAGTCCATACATTACCAGACTCCCCTGTAGAAAAATCCTTGTATATCAAATCTCCCCTTAAGTAAAAGAAAGAGAAAGACGGCTTAGAATCTTCCCGCAAAGGTGAATGAATAAGACAGGGAATACTGTCTATATCTAAATAGGATTTCAGTATAGATTCTTCATCATAAATACTTAGAATCTTCTCCCTTTCTTTAGGGTCTGCTAATGTATGAACTTCTCCGATAATCATTAGAATGGCAGGTCGTCTGCGTTAATAGTTGGTGCTGAAGCTGCAGGAGTGCTAGGAGTGCTACTGGTAGTACTTGAAGAGTTAGCGAACTTAGTAGGTTCAGGCTTATACTCAGAAACATCCTCAAACGAGAAGAGGAAGTTATCTAATGCACCAGAACTCTGACGACGAGCGATATGTTCTTCAAACTTATCATAGACATAGATAGTTCTCTCGATAGTTTCCTCAGGAGCATCAGGAGAAAGCTTAACCTTTTCCTTAATCTTTCTCTCTACAGGATTCATACTAACCTTAGCAGTGAATCGTTCATAGACAGTCTGGAAAATACGACCTTCGTTAAATCTAACACCAAGAAGTACCTTAACCTTCTTACCCTGAGCAATAGCGATAATCTTACGAATCTCATCTACCTTACCCTTGAGAATATCCTCAATCTTTTCAAAATAACAGAAGTACTTTGAGGGGTCAGCCTGAAGAGTCCACTCCTTACTTTTTTCATTATAAGTGTGAGAATTCTTAATACCAAGGAGGTTACGGATAAAGAGGATAAGCTCGGATTCACCTCTCTTTTCAAGACGATAATCGTTAGCAATACGAAGTGGGTTACCTTCCTTAGAAAGAGGAATAGCCTTAGCCTTATATTCCTCTGGAGTTACCCAAGCGGTATTACCGAAATTATCAATAACACCATACTTACCTTCACGGGTAGTAAGGTAGCTATCTTCAAGGAAGAAAGACATACGAGAGGTGAGATTAAGTTCTTCATTACGAACAATAAACTCAATACGACTGCGGTCCTTCTTCTTCTTTACACCACCTTCTTCTACTTCAACCTGTGAATAATAAACAGGTTCCTTCTCAGGTTCCTTACCGAAAATCTTACCAAGTTCAGCCTTGGTTGGGTTTACTGCAAGTACAGTAACAGGGGCTACACCCCAATAAAGCTTAAATGAGCCTTCTTTTACTTCATTAATTTCTCCTAAAACCATAATATATTATAAATTAAAATTCAACTTCTACTACTTCTGTAGCTACAGCATTTTCTGCTACAGCTTCTACAGTCTCAGTCATTTCAAGACTATCAAGGAATTCCTGGGGTGAAAGACCTCCTGTAGTTTTACGGATTGGTTCTTCAATAGCATCAATCTGAGTTAGATAACTATCACGTTCATCCATAAGTTCCTTAATCTTTTCATCCAGCTTACCTACCTTCTTACGCAGTGGGTTAAGGCTTGAGTTAATACCCTTAATAACTGCGATTTCCGTCTTAGTTAATTTTACTTCATTCATTGTCGTTTTCGTTTTGTAAATAGTTGTTTATAGATTCGTTGATAGCAGCTAAATCATTAGGAATAAACTCACTATCAAACATTCCTTCAGGTGATTTGGCAGGAATGATAACACCATCTAACATAGTAGATTGAGTATAGAAACCATACTCTGGCTTACCATTAATGTCAAACTTAGGTTCAGAGAACAATACAATAGTAGTATTCTCCAAAGGATTGATGGTAGTATTAATCATCTTACCTGGCACTGAAGCTTCATAAGTGACAGTTCTACCATCGGATTCAACTCTAGCAGGGTGTAGATTCAAATAGACGATAATATCATCTCTAAGATTCTGACACTTAAGTAGTAGTCTCTTAAAGTCAATAGTAAAATCTACAAACTTCTGAAAACCACCACTTCTAGAGAGGTCAATGTACTTATACTTAAGCAGGTACATTGCATCATCAATAACAATAGTTTTAACGTGGGGATAAGCCTCATTAATCCTAGTAAGTACTTGCATTACTACATCTATAGATAGTGTAATATTACCATCCTTATCCTCCACACCTGTCTTTTCATCAGCTTCAAGGAAATTCTTTTTCTCTAGGGAGTACTTAGCCCTAGAACTCTTGAAGGGTAGAGGCTTCTTACAGACATTAACTATGAATGTCTCTTCTGGGTTTAATGTACTGATTGCTCTACTTTTACCAGTACCAGTATTACCCATTAATATAACTACGGTTGCCATTAAAATAAATCTGTTATAGAACCTTCTTCTTCTTTCTTAATATAAATGAGGTTACGGCTTCTTTCCTCATATTCCTTAGCCTTGTTGGTATCTTCGGCTAATCTTACAGCTTCTGTTGGCTTGGCTAACTCTTTAAAATGAGCGCACGCACCATTGAACAGTAAACCTACTGTTAAATTCTCAGGACCATCTCTATTCTTAAGTAACTCAATGAATCGGGCTGCACTTTTAAGTACAGTTAAATCATAACCTGCATAGCTTTTTAGGTTATGACCGAATGGGTTATACACTGAAATGATGATATTAGCATCTCTACCTGTATATTTTGAGTCAGCAAGGTTAGCTCTTTCTGGCTTAGACCTTTCTTGTTTGAAAGCATCTAAAGACTCATTTGAAGCACTTTGCTGTTGTATAATTACAGGAGAAACGTGATACCTATTTCTAAGCTTTACCATATAGGATGAGAAAGTATCAATAGCTTCCTTTAGAGTACCTCTATATGGTAATAAACTAATATGGTCCACAAGAGCAATAATATACTCTTGGTCGTTATTTGGAACATAATAGTTAAACTCTTGTACAACCTCTTCTTCACCCAAATCATTGGTTACTTTGACATCTTTGTAATGAACTTCACCAACGGATTCGCAATAGTCTTTCACCTTCTCATAGAATTGAGTTGGTGTAACATCCATTACGAAAGTGATACAGCTCTCAAAGAAGTCGAGAATAGAGCGAAATTCGACAGTGTCAATCACATCCATAATCTCTTGTGGTGCTGGATTATCATTGTCAGAACTTCTAAGGTTCTTAGGAGAAATCAGGTACTTACCATTATATTCCTTAAACAGTAAGTAACTAATAAATCTTTGAGTAATTCTCTCTGGAGTTTCCTCCAAAGGCATACAGAATATAGTGTACTTTAAATTTGGGTATTTGTCCCTATTATAATACAAATACAGAATAGGTTCAAATACAAAGAAAAAGTAACTGAATTGTGATTTACCACCACCACTATATCCTGTTACAATATAATAAGTGTCTTGTTCAACCCCTGTAAGATAGTCTTTATACCTATAGAACGGGCTGGAAAGAGAATTGATTTTACCTTCTGAGATGGCTTTTCTTCTCTTCTTAAGCTGTGCTAAGGTTCTATCTATTAAGGATAAAGCCATTATCGATGAGTTACATCATCAATATGAGCCAGCTCTCTATCCTTATAAGCGTTATAAAGATTGATATGAGCTACAACATCATCGGTAAGACCTCTAAGCTTTTCAAAGGTTTCCTTGAGTCTTACTTCAATAGATGAATACATCTTACACTTAGCCTTTGATTCCGCAATGTACTTTCCCTTCTGTTCATCAAAATTGTCATCCTTGTGACACTTGGCTACACCTGTGAAAGTATATTCTTCATAGTAATCTAGGAAATCGGCTATACGAGATTCCCACCATCTATCATTATCCAACTTACGAGGTCGAACCTTAATAATACAAACTACTACACCAGCTTCCTTATTCACTATATACTTCTTGTCCGTGAAATGGAGCTTGAAAATTTTGTTGAAATTCTTGTTTAGCATAATTCTACGTTATTCCAGTTATCCTGGGTTGATTCGTTTTTGTTTTCTATAAAGTTGAGTAAATCTGAAGATTTTTCAATCCCTTCTTCACCCTTAACATCCTTAAATATGAAGTACTTCAATGTGCGCATATATGAATAATCACCATTGAATGAATCTACATATCTTTTGGTAGCATCAATAATCTCCTCTGGGTCATAATAACCAAACTTCCTAAAGAATAGTTTTAGTCGAGCTTCAATTAGAGCTACACCATCTGCCCAATAATAAGAAGTATTAGGTTTCTTTCCTTTAGGGTAAATCTCCTTCAGTTCTGTAGCAAGTTTCTTCAAATCTGAACTATCTAGAACTTCAGCTTCACTAATGATAGACATAAACTTCTTAGTGTGAATTGGGAATACCCTAGGCTCATCACCCCTTTTAGGGATGTTGTACTTGATTAAGATAGACTCTTGTTCTTCTTTTGATGCTGGGTAAAATAGTGTACCTAAATAGAAGAACTCCTTTAGGGAGATATTGTGATTAGGTAATACTGATTTTAGTGTTTCTAGTATACTCATACTAGTTTTAATTCTTTAAATTCTACATAGTCTGAACTGAAATTATCATTGATAGCATTTAATGTGTATGTTTCTTCAATAGTCCCTTCAAAATAATGTATCACTACAGTAGGTTTGGGGTGTCTAAGAAGTCTACCTACTTTCTGTATAATAGACCTATCAGAAGAATCAACCTGTGCAATAAATCCAACCTCCGTATCAACAAGATTCTGACCTTCCTGAAGCATATTAACGGTAATTAATTCATTCGTTTTAAATGAATTAAAATCATCAATAACTTGTTTAGGTTTCTTTGTCTTGGAGGTTAAGGCATTACCAAGAGATTGAGCTTGAGCTATAGAAGTAGCAAAGATTAAGAACCTTTTATTCTTCTTTCTAAAGTTCTCTGCATAACTGCTTAAGATGGCAGTTTTATTCTCACCCAAGAATCTCTTCTCTTTCAGTACTGCATTTAGATACTTATCTTTTGTGGCTTTGTTGAAACATTCCACTAGTTGTTTACTGTAATATTCTCTAAGTCCTGCATAATAGTTACAACACTCTCTGAATGTTGCTTTAGCTATAATAGTAGCATAAGGGAATGTTATCTTTTTCTTTCTGTACTCGGGGAATTCACAATAAACAACTTGAGGGTTATTTGCTCTACCTATTCTAATCTCATATATCCTTTCTGTTATAGGGATTTTTGATTTAAGAACTAATATCCTTGGGGTAGGTAGAGTGTTGTTATCAATTGCTGTCTGCAAATCTACTGAAAAATCTACAGAACCATATCTTTCCATCAAATAGTTTTTGAAATTAACCTTGTAGGTCGCTGATAGAAAGACAGAGTAAGAGAAAGAGATAAGGCTAAAATAATCTAATCTCGCCTTAGTGTTAAGGTGGTGAGCTTCGTCTGCAATGACAAAATCAAAGCTCATTCCTTTTAACTTAGACAAAGATTGGTAGCATTCTATCCTAACTTTAGCCTTTCTCTTTAAGAACTTATCCATTTCAACTTTCCAGTTGTCCTTGTGCGCTCTTTCCGCTACAAGTAATAAAATGGTAGGTTGTCGAATCTTAACCTTATTTACTATATGTAGGGAAAGAGCTGATTTACCATAACCTGTTGCCAGATTAAGGATATAGGACTTGGTGTCGTTCTTAATTTCTCTATTGATGAGTTTCTTTAACTCCTCTCTAGTCATTAGAATTACACTTAAAGAGCTTTGTAATACCCTTAATAATTAAATTCCATAGTCGTGAAGGCTTCTGGTTATTACCAGACTTATTGTTGATAGAAACACCTTCAGATGAGAGTAAAGCAAATGCTACTTCAGTCTTCTTTAACTTCATATAGTAGCGAGCTTGTACTCCTCTAGGTGTTCTACCTAATTCTTCTGCTGCTGTATTAAATGCACCCTGGAGGTTACCAGGATTCATTCTAACATACTTAAGAATCACTTGCTCTTCTTCCGTTGTCCATCTCTGTGCCATTGTGAATAATGTTTACGCGTTTTTAAATAATTTAAATCGTATTGATGCTTGTATGCTTCTTTCTCAAATGATATATTCATATAGGCTTCATAGTTTTCACCGAATCTGAATATACCAATAATAAATTCCAACAGATAAATGATATAGAATAGGATATAACCTAATTCTTTCATTTGAGCTGTGTGAATCTTTTCGTGGTTTATTGTTACAGCATTTAGTTCTTCTCTTGCAAATAATATCCCAAACAGATTAATTGCTATGAATCCTCTGAATGGGATAATTTTGTTGTATATAATCTTCATATTTCTTGCAAGTTTCTATAATCTTAGTGGTATCTTTATTGATGTCGCCACTGCTTCTGAAACTAGAGGATATTAATATGTAGTGAGGTAAACCATCAATAGAGATAATATCTTCTACTTGAAAGGGTTTAGTTTTAGTCTCTATTGTTTTACCTCTACTAATAACATTTAAGGTACTGGGATTTAAGAATTCATATTCTTTTATTCTAGCATCCTTGAATCTAGGATTCTTGATGTTAGCCTTTACCCAGAAACTAGGGACTGACGATACAAAGAGATAGATACCTCTACCTAATCTTTCGATGGTAGAAATATCTTCACTTGAACCTGTTTCAATCTGAATAGGTGGCATCATTCGTAATCCTTTTATAGTTATTCTTCTTACGCTTGAACTTTTCCTTCTTTGGGGAATAGTCATCATCATAGGATTCGTAATCCTTAAACTTCTTTATTCTCTTTTCTGACTTCATAGTTTTGAGTAGTATTTCTACTTAAAACGATATTATAGGTTAAGGTTATCACAGACCTTTGTAATAACCATATAAAACGTGATAAGGATGTCGGTAAATACTACCAACATCCCTACCAACGTATTAACGTGGTCCATTATATATAGACCACAAAACAACACAATTAACGCTAGAATGGCACTCAGCGTATACTTCAAGATTAGCTTACTCATCATTCCACTTTCTAAAAGCATTATAGCCTATACACCAAAATACCATCTTTGTAATTAAATAAGCACAAAAAATAATAACTAAAAACTTCATACCTATCTTTCAATATAATCCGAATACTTATCCAATGCTAACTGCAGGTCTTCAGCATACCCATTATTAAGGTATAAATCAGACATAGCATTTGCTATTTTCTGCATTGTAGCATCAGATAGTGATTCAAAATTTTTAACTCCAGCGTATTCTAAATCCTCTCTTGTAATACTAATAATTTCAAAAACTTCTTGCATTATAATTGAATTTTGCTAACCTGTTCAATGTGGGAGGTAGGATTAAATTCATCTCTAATCATATCGTCAAACATTGTAAATGTCTTACCGAAATAGAGACGAATCTTACCTTGTATGGGGAGTGATGATTCACCATAGCCCATAAGGTCAATTGAGTAAATCTTAGGTAAGTTGATTTGAGTAATCAACTTCTTATAAGCTGTTACACAATGTCCCAAATTAGCTTGGTTGTCACTAATAATAATTATTCTGTCGTACTTCTTACCACTCTTTCTAATCATATCTAGAGCTGATTGAAGGTTTGTACCACCTCCTGTAAAATAGCCTAGAATGGTTTCGTAGAGCATCTTGAAATCATTATACAGAGGCTTAACTTGGTCTGCATAATGAGCAAAAGTATATAGGTCAGAAGTACCTAAAGCTTGATACAGAATAGCTGTTATGAAAGCTGCTTCTTTTCTAGCACCACCCATAGAACCTGATACATCAAGAACTATGGCGACATTACCTGTAATAGCTTCTTTGAAGTTAGCCATAGCACCTTCAATAGCCTTTTCTAGTGCATCCTTAATGGGGACAGCGTTACTACCATAGAGGTAAGCATTAGCAAGTTGCTGTGGCATAATCTTAGCTGCTCTAATCTTAGTAGAATCACTAATTAGATTAGCTAACATCTTTGTTGTCTCACCCTCAGAATCATTCTTAACGATATTGTTAATATTTCTGATAGCAGCTAGATAGCCAAGCTTGTTCTCCTTCAGTAGGTCAGAAAATACTGCATTCTTACCTTGCTTAAGAGCTTGTTCTTTCTCTTCTTCACTGAGGTCAAATTCCTTAACAACCTGACCTACATCTGAGAGACCAGTTTCCCAAGTATCAGCACTAACCTTAGCTCCACGCATAATAGCTGTAATGGTAGGAATCTTCTCACCATCTACTTCTACAGTTGCATTGGAGTTATTTGGGTTGGGGTGTACTAAGTTGGCTACATCGATAATATCCTTTTTATACTTGAGAAGGGAATAGGTGTCTAGTCCTTCAATAGCTTTCTTGAAAGCCTTCTTCATTGAATTAGGCATAACACCTTTACCCCCTAGAGTCTTGTAAGTATCTAGGATAGCCTTCATATCATCGGGACGATAAATCATACCACCCTTCTTATTCTTCTTGTCAAAAGAGCTGTAAAGAAGTTTAGCATAACTTGTTCCAGAGAGGAATGGGAGAGCAAGTACTGAAGCTACTTGGTTAATAGTTCTAAGACCTGATGCGTGACAACGAGAATATACAATAGCCTTAGCTACGAATTCAGGGTCAGCAAGAGCAATCTTAGAGATGAGTTCACTGAATTCAGATAGGAATTCTGTAGCACTCTTATAGTAGGTATCTTGAAGCATATAAGTATTCAAGATAGTGAGGAGGTGAAGCTTATCTTCAAGCTTATAACCTATACCACCACCTACCATTTGGTGAGTAGGTTCTGGGATAGCATCAGCTTCTACAACAGCTTCTTTTGAACGAGCCATCTTACCAATGGAATCTCTAAGCAACTTTGCTCTTTCTTCTTTTTTGTTCATAATTTTTAAAGATTTATGTTAAGAGATTAACTAAAATACCTCTCAACTAACTGTTAAAATGTTGATTTAAGTATAGACATACTCCTAGTTGATTATAGCAAATATCTTATGCTTTTTTATACCTTCCATAAAAATGAAATCGTAATTCAATTCATCATAAACAGCTTTTGATTCTTCTATTACACTTCTACTATAACCTGCGAATAAGGAAACGACTACTCTATTGTTTATACGTTTTACGGTTACAGCTTTTATAGTAGGTGCAACTTCAAAAGCGTTTATATAGTTGTAGAATGACTCTAAGGAATAAGCTTCAGCTACAATAGCGTGTACTTCTAAATTCATATTCTTCTTACCCCATCTCTCAACTAACTTAACAGCATCTTTGAGACATTCTATCTGTCGTTTACCTTTATCACTCCTAGGTATAAGTACTGTGATTCTAGTCATAATATTCAATCATACCTTATAATTTCATCCAAAATCAATGTAGTTCTAACCTCATTCACTTCTTGTACAAACCTATAATGTACATATGCATACTCAGCCCAACTACGACCAAGTAAAGTTATTGGGTATACTTTCACAGAATATATACCAATAGCTGTAGAGAAAAATAGGGAGTGTCCATCATACTCCCTATTAAACAATTTCTCATCACTAGGTAAGTGACCACAACGCCTTATCATATTACGTAGTTTCATTAAACTCAAAGTACGTGTCGAAGTAATTATTTTTACAGGTAAAATTTCATCTATAAAGCTTTCTGTATCTTTTATTATTTGAGACATACCTTTCACGAAATTCTTACCTTCAATAAGATAAAAAGGAGCTTGTACTACGATATGTATCATATTATGTGATTTCTATTATCCTTAGGATGCTATCTATTTTAGGGTTGAAATCTATAAAGACTTCGAACCTATCCTTCCAGCTTATACTATCTAAATAAGAAATGGTGATACTTTTTAATATATCATCCATAGAATAGTGGTAGATATAACGGTCTGTGTTATCTTGTAAAAGGTTTCTTCCTAATATCATAGCTAAAAAGTCTACTCTAAGAGCTATATCTGTCATAGTATTACTTAGAATGGAGTCATACAAACTATCCATCCAACGCATTGATATACGTAATATACTAGATATTACAGACGTATTACTCTCCTCTGCATACTTAGATGGTATAACTATATTGATTTTTATCATAGTTTTATATTTTATTTGAAGTATAGGTAGCTATTGCTGCTACAGTTAAACTTGGTCATTCCACTATACTTTCATCTCTCAAGGTGTTTCCCAACAACAAGAGAGCCTAATCCCCTTTCTTTCGCATCAGTAAATCGGGTAATTGTCTCCCCACCAGGATTCGAACCTGGATTCTCGGTTTAGAAGACCGATGTTCTATCCGTTGAACTATGAGGAGGTTAGGGTATTGCTACCCTATTTAATATCAGAATCGTCATTAAGCCACGATAATGTTCCTGCAATACCTGTGAAAATAGCTATAGGGAGCATATATTCAAAAGACTTAAAGAACAAGAACCAAGCGATGCAACTTATAGTTAATAATGCTTTATGTGTACTCATTTTTCTATTTATTATCTTTATCTAAATGGTGTGAATTGTAAATAGAAATACTTTTCTCTCTTATACCAAACATTTACTATTAGTATTCTGCTGGGATTACCTATTAAATTAGTAGCTAGTGCTAATTCTGAACCATCAAAAAGAGAACACTCATTCCAACGTAGATTAACAAGTTTAAATTTATTCTTTACAGCTAACATTTCTGTAGGTACTGTAGAGAAAGTATCTTGTTCTTCAGTACTTGTGAAGACTCGTTCATATTCAATATGAATAGTTATATCATCATTGATTTTATATGTGCGATGATTATCTTTCTTAAGAGTAGCATTTATAAGATAATTGCAAAACCTATTGATATTGACATTAAAATTATCGTCTATCTTTAATTTGAGGTTATGCATTATAAGTAGTAAACCACTATAGTAGCTTGTATTTAACTTTGGAGGTAATAATGAGTTTAAGAACTTACTATTTTCGCATTCAATAAGAACCTCTAAAATAGCATTACAATCTTTGGAATAGTCTAAAGTAGCTAAACTCTTAGTTAGATACTCCTTGATTGTCTTTATATAATTCCAATCATCATCAATAATACTTCTATAATAACGTACTTCCATTACTAGTTTTCTTAGACCATCAGTTATATGAATACCATCTTTATCAAACCTCAAGCATTCACTATCATCACGATCTATAACATAAGGACAATCAAATCCGTATAAAAAGAGTTTGTAAAACTCGTTTATATCAAAATCCTTTTGTTTTTCTACCTCAACCGTGCGGTTACCATCAATAACTTTTATCATAACTTTTAAGCATAAAAAGGGGAGAATATTGATTCAATGGTGGGTTCGAACCACCTAAGCTTACCAAAAAACCATTAACCGATGAAATTGAATCTTAACTACCCCTGTATTATTACTTGTATTTATATTTTAAATATTTTTTGTGCCGTATTACCCTCTGCTTTTTAACCAATGGAAAAATCTATTTTTAAAACCTCCAAAATACTTACATAAAGTTTCTAGGGACTCTGCATACAAGTATAAAGAAATACCCATATTGTAATCTATAGTATGATTACCAGTAGGGTTCCTAGGTATACATTTCATATCTTTAGTTATACGTATGAAGCTTAATTTACTAGGTGCTACTATATAATTAACATCCCTATCATCAAAAGAAAGAGATATAGAGGTTCTTATGAATGGTGATTCGTAAACAAACTCTTCAGGAATAGTTCCACCTCTCTCAACAATCATCAAAGCTAATATGGCTATAAGTGAAAAATCCTTTCTATGAATTTCAAATTCATCTAAACACTTAAGAATTACCCTACAGTTATTTTTATCAAACTCACTTAAGCCCTCATAGTTTTTAACTCCAATAATACTATATACCCTTTTTCCGAATTCTATATCTTCAGCCTTTTTATTCTCTAAATCTTGTAATTTACCTTCTATCTCTTTATATATAGGTTCTTTTTCAACCCAAGAATAATCTTCCTTCTTTTTACAGAATAAGGATTTCAACTTACTGATTATACCCATAATTATATCTTTAAATTGTATGGGTGGTAGGACTCGAACCTACAACCGATAGCTTAGAAGGCTATTGCTCTATCCATTGAGCTACACCCACATACATTACATTCTACCGCAATCTTTTGCTAAATCAAGGTATTCATCTAAGAAATCTGAACACTCTTTTGAATCAGCAATATTACCTAAGAATACTATCTGTAATTCTCTTTCACAAAATGCTACAGCATCTCTTTGTTTCTTAGAGGAAGGTTTAATCTCCCCTATATAATCTTGTTTTGACCATACTTTCTTTTCCATAATCTTATCTTTTTTGCGGGCTATCTAGGACTTGAACCTAGAACCTTTGGATTAACAGTCCACTGCTCTAACCATTGAGCTAATAGCCCTCCGTCTACTAATCTGAATACTAATCTACTTCTTCTTATCTTTTTTATAGAGTTTATTCTCAAGAGATGCATTCTTCTTTATAAGTCTTTTGCATCTTTCTTCGTATAGGTCTAATTCTTTTTGGTAAAAAGCACAGTCTTCCGTAGCTTTATAATACCTCTCTTCTAATGCTGTATATTCCCTCTTCAAATTATTTAATTCGTAGTTAGGAAATACTGCAGCAAATAAGTCTTTAAGAGCCATATCTAATCTTCTAATTTTAAACAGTTACAAATATCTTCTATTATAAAACTATTCGCCATTTCTTTAGCATCTTCTTCTGTTTTGAATTTTAGAAAATGACTACGAGTTTTCTCAAAAACCGTAAGAGTTGCATAAGAGTCTTTCAAAGAAACAAAGAATATTCTATCAAACTTCTTAGCTTTATATTCACGGTCTTTTGGGTTATAGTCCCACTTTAAAGGTCTATATATGTTAAGAATATCAACTTGTTTTATCTTCTTAGCCATTGTTATGACGAAAAGTAGTTTTAACCCTTAGAGGTTTTACTGGCTTTACAAGCTTAGTATCAGCTGGTATAGGAAGTCTTGAATAAAACCATCCCCAACCTTTATAATCAATAGCCCATTTAATAGTATTTAAGTATTGTGTTGTTATATCTGAAATACGTTTTTCTATTAAGTAATCAATATTTTTGATATACTCTTCTGCCAATTCAAGCTTAGAAAGAAGATACTTGTCTCTTTCCTTCTTGAATTTATTACGCCTGAACACTCTAAACCAAAAGCTTCTATTGTGAGGGTTAGAATAATCCTCCTTAGGTAGAATAGTCTCTTCTAAACTATTATTTAACTTTAGAATATAATCTGCAAAAGACTCATTGTTAAAAGCTTCAATAAGATTAAGAAGAGATGCAAAGTCCTCTAAATACTCAGCAGTAATCATATCGAAAACTTTGTATATAGATAGTAATTTCTCTGAATTATCTATATGAACTATATTTTCTTCTGGATGCTTATAGAATACCTTAGAGTCTCTAGCATAATTACAATAACAATTAATGTTACTATGGTATCCTAAACCTACATTTACTTCGAGTTTTCTAAAGAATCCTATATTTACAACAAACTCTAAATTTACACTAAAAGGGGGAGTTTCAAATATAACATTATTTCTTAAAGCTACAGCTAGAATCTTATATCTTAAATCATTGCTGAATGCTTCTACAAAATGTCTAGGGTTAATACCACTATTACAAAGAGTATTATAGATGTTTGCACCAAGATACAGCAAGAACTGTCTAACTATTAGTTCTACCTCTTTATGGGCGTACTTAACCTTAATACTTTTCTTTTCAGAGTATGCTCTCATAAAAAGCATTTGGTGTCTCTCTAAACTCCTATATAGGTTATCAATCATTGTCTAAGGGTTTTGAATTCTAGCGTACTTAACAATGCTTACATAAGGTTCATCATTATTATTCCTCTTTTTCACTTGATATAGCTTTTGTATTTCAGCATAGTTATATGTCTTAAGAATAAGTTCGTAGGAATTAAGTTCCCAAATATCCATCTTAATTCCTGAAAGCTCTAAGTTAGGTATATTAGACCATACTAAATATTGTCTACCACCTTGTGTACTCTTCAAAGAAACTATTTTAATATCATAGGTAAGTCTACCACGAACCTCTCTATCTGAATATATGTAGAATTTAATTCCATCTATAATAACCGTTTTCATAATATTACTTCTCTATATCTTTTCTAAATACTACTTCACCATTATAGTCCATAAGAACTAATGAATAAGATTCTACTTTATCATCCTCATCTAATTCTGAATCTATTTCTGAATAGTAAATAGGTATTACTATTTCATAACCCTTATTGTTTCTTAAATAGAAGCAATCGGCACCTTTTTCAGTTTCTATTACATTACTAGATGGTGTAAAGTCGAATTTACCTTTAGAAATACTATCTAATTTTACATACCTTAAATCTATTGATGAATATGAGCTACTATCTGTTTGGTCTACCAAAAGTAATTTATATATTAAACCATACTCATCTTCAAAATGGATTACATCATCGAAGTCACTAAAACCATAATTAACTTTTAAAGTTAAATTCTTAAGACCTTCATTTTCATTGATTCTAATTTTACACATTCTATGTAAAATACTACCAATGTATTCATCTATAGTTTCTATCTGCTTCTTAATGCAAAACAGCTCTCCTTCAAACTTTGGGTTTGTAAAAGCTTCTGCGTGTTCTAAACTTAAAGACCATCTTCTAGTGTGTAATTGCTCCACTTCTTTCTGTAAAGCCTTTAACTCATTATCCTTCTTATTGAAAAACCTAATCCTTATAAATAATAAAAGCTAGATATTTCTACCTAGCTTTTAGTTAAAATTAAAATGGTTGAGAATGGTATATTCAGTGTTACTGCAGTTGCTCGGATTTAAAGTCCAAGACTGCAGCCTTTTCTATGGATTACGTTAGCCTAGAAACTAACTACATAGACAGTCTGATTGATAATTAAATTGAAGTAACTGAATAATAACTACAACCATTATGGTTTTATCTAAGTTGAACGTTTGTATACTTAAAGAATTCAGCCTTTAAAGTTTCTAGATAAGTCTTTAGTATCTGTATCTTTATGCTTGTAAGTTGTCCTATAGAATCAATCATTTGGAATCGTTTAGATTCTTCTTCTAATTTCTTCTCTAGTCTTTCTATTTCCTTTCGAGTTCTTTCAATCTCTATACGGATTAAGTGCGTTTCGTGTTCTGCAACCATATAAGCTTCTTCAAAAGCTCTAACAGGAGACCAAGACACATAACCATCAAAACCTTCTACATTAGGAGTAGAATCTTCTGTAAGAGGATATTCTACTATATAACCAATAGTATTTGGATGTTTATCTCCAACCTCAAATCCTCTTAGCTTACAATAATCACCCCAACTCATAGGGAAAGCCTTTATTTGCTTTGTACCTATGTATGTACGTAAACTTGATTTAATTTCTTCTATGTTTTTCATATTACAGTGTTTTAATTATTGTATAGGTGACTGGACTCGAACCAGCGACCTCTGCATCCCAAATGCAGTACACTACCAACTGTGCTACACCTATATATTACCAGAGTATGGTTACTCAGCTTATTATGCGAGATAATTTAAAAGATTATTGCGAAGTAACTGAGTAGTAACTACTGGTAAGTTATTAATGTGGGAGGGGTAGGATTCGAACCTACGAACTCAAATGAGGGCGGATTTACAGTCCGCTGCAATTAACCACTATGCGACCCTCCCAAAAACCTAAGAGTATTTTTATTAGAGTTTTTTATCAGATATGAACAAAAATGAATGAAGTAACTCTAATTTAACTACCTAGGTGTATTTCTATATTGTGTTATAAAAACATAGGCTCAAAATCCCAAATATCAGCATCTTCTTCTATTCTAAAAAGCCTTGTATTATTACACCAATGAGATTTACCACAATAAAGCTCATATAAATTAGCTTTTAGATTATCCAGTAGTATTTCAGCCTGTTTAATATCAATCTTGTAAGCTTTTTCCTTTCTAAAGGTTTTTATCGTATGCTTTAATAGTTTTATCTCCTTAGCTAATCTTCCTAGAGTCTCAGTAGTCTTACCTGAAATACGATTGTTTTCTCTTTGGTTACTTCTCATACAATCTGGAATAGGGGCAAACCAAATATTTTCATCTATAAAGCTCATATTCTTCAGGTATAAACTTTCTCAGAACACTGATTCTAATTGCGGCTTTCTCTACACACATACCTCTATAAATATCATCTATTTCCCTTTCTACCGCTCTAATGAAACCTTTATTTTCAGCATAGTTTTTATATAGTAAGAGGTTCGTATGCTTTAATAGCTCATACCGTTCTTCTAATCTATTTAGAAGTTCTGATTCTACTTTTGTATTGTCTACTATATAACTATATATCAAATAATTGGTATAAGCTTTACCTAAGCAATGAAAGTTACAAAAGTCTATGTTGCAAGTATTATCACAAGGGTCTTTTCTTTTCATATTAATGTTGTTTAGTTGTTTGTACCGAGAGCGGGACTCGAACCCGCAAGCCACATAGGGCGAAAGTGTTTAAGACTTTAGTGTATTCCATTCCACCATCTCGGCATTATATGTTAATATAAATCTTCTGAAATCAGCCTATAATCATAATCATTTGAATAATCAGGTGATTTTAATTGTCCTGCATTGTAGGCTATCTTATAAGCTTCTATTCTATCTACAAATCTACCTTGTGAGGTATAGAACCCTTGGTCAGAAGGATTAGTAGAAACTTCACCACGAAATCTAATTAGAATATCGTGATGTCTATAACCTAATTCAACTAAATGAATATCATTGTTATGATAGTTACATTTAGTTTCTCTTGGAATTAAACGTTTAATTGCAGAACATAATACGAACTCCATAGGTTAATCTACTAAGAATCTTTCTTTGATAAGTTGTTTAGCCTTATCAGTGAAGTGGTAGCTAATATGCATTAAGTCATATCCAAAATTATACATATTAGGTCTATCAATATCACCACTTTCTATTAACTCATTATAAAGCTCTTTTCCTAATATATCTTTTAACTCCTTGCCTTTGAAACACCAAACAGGAGTATCTTTAAAAGTATCTCTAAACATATTGTAAGTTTATATTTTATAGTACCGAAGGCGAGACTCGAACTCGCAAAACCTGCATCCTAAGTGCAGTATGTATTCCAATTCCATCACTTCGGCGTAACACCTAGATATCCCTACATAGCTAATTCGTGCTACATAATCTAGGTGTTTTTAAAACTGAACTATTTGAATTCGAAATCAATAACGGTTAATAATACCTAATTATAATTCAGTTTAATGTGTTTGAAGGTAAAGTCTGATAGCATAAGCAATAAGACCTACAATAGGAGTAGCTAATAGAGCTAAACCAATAAAACCTAACATTCTATGAATTTCAGTCTTCTTGGTTGGATGCGCAATCATCTCTGGAGTAATGAAGAATAGCTTTCTTTCAAATCTATCCCAGAATTCATCTGGAATAAACGCATCACCTACCTTCATAACTCTACGAGCCTTACCCATTAAATCAATCTGACGGTATTCTTCAGTATCATCATTGAATGTACTCTTGTAACCATAAAAACCCATATGGTCTTGGTTAAACTCAACAGCTTCCTCACTATTAAGTGAAGTCTCCTGCTTTAGGACTTCCTTTCTTCTTTCAGGGAACATCTGAACCACCTTAATGTCCTTGACATTTACAGGGGGAGCAAATTCCTTCTTATCTTCTTCAGAAAGAGAATCCCAATCAATGTTATCTAACTTGCTAAACTGACGTCTAATCTTCAGTTGTTTTCTTTTACTCATAAACGCTAATTAATATTAATTAAAAGTATAGAATTATTTGAACTCTTTTCACAAAGATATAATAAATATATTTATGATGCAAAATTCAAACAATTCTACATAATTAATCAATACTATCAGCAACCATTTCCATCTTGGAAATAGTTAAGAATTTAGGAGTAGCTCCTTCAAACTGTGGAATGCATAAGATGAGAGAATCATTTACTGTGTAAACATTCCAACATCTTCCATTCCAATATTCCTTTCCTTTGCAGTTATCATTCTTGCAAGATGCTAAGAAGAATAATACAAAAATCAGCAGTATCTTTTTCATTCTTAATATGGTAAAAGCGGAATGACACTAACACTTATTCTTGACCCGTGTTAATAATCATTCCGCTTCATTATAGGAGGTGTATCCTATTGTTCTAATTTTTCTACTACTCTTTCAGCTACCCAGTCTAGAACATTAGATTCTACTTCTTCGAGACTATTTGCTTTGGTAGTAATAACAAGAGAGTAACCTTGGCAAACACACTCAGCAAACCAAGATTTTAGGAAGTAACTATAGTGAGCTTCTATAGACATACCTTGAATAGGTTGTGACCACTTAACAGGGTCACCCTCAGAGTTATGACTGTCTATCCATTTAAGAGGCTTTAACTTACCTCTAATGTCTTCAAATGTAATCATACTATAGATATTCTATTTCAAAATCTGATGTTGGTAACTCTACTTTACAGCCTGAATACCTTGAAAGTTTTTCACCTATTTCAGGTATAAGTCTCTTGCATATTTCTGCAGTTTTACTGACTTTAAACATATAAATAGGTATAAGACCATCCCAATAGTAATCAAAAGCATTTTGCTTAGTCTTATATACTTTACCCTTGAATGTCAGGTTAGTCCTTCCAGGTCCTGGGTAATAGTATAAACCAGTAGGCTTATGTTTAATCCTATACGGTCTCATTTGAAATACTATTTAGTAGATTAATTCTATAATCCTCTACGAAATTAGCTGCATCATCTAATGTAAAGAAATAGTTAGATTCTTGTATAAGTATATAATCATACTTTTTAATTAGAACCATATATCTACCATCTTCTGGTATTCTTATTATTTCAGCGGTGTAAGCATCTAGGAAGAGACATTTATAGTAGTCTTCTCTATGACTACTCCAGATTAGAGGAGCTAGCTTAGGGAATACCTTTTCTACATTTCACTTGGCTCGCTCTAAGCCTCTCTTTCTACCTTCTGCTATCCACTTACACTGTAGTGTTTCGTAACTATCTCTAAGAGCTACTACTGAAGCTAAGATAAACAGTACGCCTAAAGTTAGGCATACTGCAATTTCAAAAGTTCCCATTGTTTTAGTTGTTATCCGTTAGTGTTTGTTTATGAATATCCGCTAATAGCTGCAGTTTTTCAAAGCTCTTGCTTGAACCTACTAGTTCACATTCTTCTCTCCCATTCGTTATAGAAAGAAGATAAAGGTTAAAATAACCTTGGCTTTCTTCATTTTGTTCTATAGTATATAGTATCTCAGTACTATCTGTTTTGCTAATGAACGTTACCATTGAAGGTTCGAATTCAGTGTATTTGTGGTGTTCATCGTGAATCCACACTGCTTCTACCTTCTCAGTTTCTTTGTTGTTTTTACTGATGAATAGCTTAGAAACCTGTAATCCTAATGATACACAGCTGCATACTAAGGCTATGATAAGCCACTTGATTGATACTCCGTTGTTCATAATGTTATCTCTTCTATTTCAAATTCTTCCTTTGGTACTTTATAGAAGATTTTATCATAGATATTCCAAGTGAAATTATCTGACAATCTTCCTACTGTTTTATCTAAAGTGCTATTTTTTAGAACTGTTATTATTAGAAAAGAATCTCTTTTGTGCTGTGATAATACACTATTTGCTGTAGTGTAAATCTTACCTATTTTAGATAAATTATTGCCTGTAGAAGGCTTATAATATAATCCAGTTGGCTTGTGTTTAATTCTGTATGGATTCCTATTTTATATCGTTTAGTAGTGCGTACGGGAATCGAACCCGTATTATAACCTTGAAAGAGTTGCGTCCTAACCATTTAGACGAACGCACCATAAAGAGATTCAAATCTAAATAAGGTTTAAATCCCTTGTATATTATAAGTTTAGTCTTCTATTTCAAAGAATTCACAAAAATAGTTGATTCTCCATTCCTCTACAAAGCTTACAGTTTCTTGTATAGTTGAAAATTCAGCTTTTTCTATAGTATCTAAGACATAGTTTTTATTTATTGAAGCTACTATACTACCATTATCTAAGCTCATTATCATAGCTTCGTATAACTCCGTTATCATAGCGAATTGGTAGTTGCTATTTTCTGTAGTATTCCATTCAATAGGTTTTAAACTCCTATTAAGAAACTCTCTCGTCATAATAATTAATACTGATTTACTATTATACTTTAAAAAAGGTTTCTATAGTATCTACATAGACTTTCCAAGCTAATTGCTTAGCTTCTTCTAGAGAATCACATTCTATAGGACTTACAAGATAATCATCTAAATACTGCATAGTTTTATAGACGTAATACTCGCTTTTAAGGATATCTTCTTTATTTATAACCTTCTTTATCTTTATATTATAATAAAGATTTGTATCAGCAAACCATTCATCATTTCCATCTTTAATACGATAATACCACTTTAATCTAAGTAGAGACTTTTCTAATTCATTCCGTGTCATTGTTGTTCCGTGTTAGTTATATATGGTTTTATGAATAGGGCAGAAGTAGATATTACTCTACCTCCACCCTATACCAACAGCTAAGTAGTTTCTTATTCTAATGAAGACTGGAATCTATTCCAAGCCACAGTCTGAATTGTCTCTCTAAGTTGAGATTGTCCCTTTTCGTACAATTCATAAAGTGGTGTATAGCCATTCTTTTTAGGTTCAGTTTCCTTATGATAGAGTGTAGAAGGATTGTTATCCTCATCTATCATCATAATATGGATAAACCCATCAATAGAGTTTACAGCTAAGTGGAAGAACACTTCTCCAAGTTTCTTTCCCTTATAAGAGAAATCACAAGGAATTACTACTGAGATAGCACTCATCCAGTTGTGTATTTCTGGATGAGTATCATAGAATGGTTCTCCGTACTCAATCTTTAAGTCCTTTTTGAACTCATCCTTAGTGAGTTTTCTAACCTCTACTATAGACTTCTCTGTAGGTTTCTTGGGAGAATCTGTGTTGTTACCTTCACATATCATCTTCAGGAAGTATTCTAAAGGATTAATGAGGGGATTTGGATAATCCACATCATTATCTGAACCCTTAGTTTCCTTTGGTGATACTTCTTCCTTCTCTTCTTGAATAGGCTGTTCTTCAAAGAGAGGTTGAGGTTCTACCACAGGTTCATCTAAGCCGAGATAATCTGCAGTCATATCCATAGACTCAGACATATTAGCTAATGTCTCTGTGATAGCCTGTTGATAGACTTCATAATAAGGGCTAGCAACCTTGATAAGGTTTACCTGCTGAATAAGCAAGTCGGTACCTTCCTTAACATAGTTAATAAGCTTCTCGACTGCTTCTCTTTCTACTGGTGTCATAATCTTTTCTTGTTAATGGTGATTAAGTGAATACTTTATAGCGGGTAACAGTTGATTCTAAATTACCAACCATTACCCGCATTTTAAATAGTTTTCTATGCTTTATCTAAGCAAAAGTAACCACACTTTTTAACTAAATATTATATCAATTATTTAGTCAAAGAACAGAGTAATTAAAACAAAAAAAACACCATAAACAACAGAACAACCTCCCTCTGTAAAAGGTTATTTGAGCTTCTAATTGGAATCGAACCAATACTACAAGATTACAAATCTAGTGTTCTACCGTTAAACTATAGAAGCAAATTATAGGTCCTTACTTCCCAATAAAGACCTAAATTCCCCTGCTAATTATTTCACAACAACTAACAGAGTTACTGCTAATGCAGTATGTTTAAAACCATTAATAACCAAACCAAGTTTACTATGCAAGCAAACTTTGTGGTGCTGAGAAGATTCGAACTTCTGACACTTGGTTCTTCAGACCAATGCTCTACCAACTGAGCTACAGCACCTACCACACGTAAACAACATAATCAATGAGCCAACATTGATAGTGGAGAATAACGTAATCGAAACGTTGTCTTCTGCGTGCAAGGCAGATGTTTTAGCCAACTAAACTAATTCCCCGAATACTCTAGTAACATTTCACAACGTGACTAGAGGTTCCTTATTCCTGTTTCCCAACAGGTCTAAGTGAAAGATTCATATGACGTTTAATCTACTCGTGTAATTTGCTTTTGAAGCGTCACTCCGCTGAGACTTGAACTCAGGACCCACGGGTTAAAAGCCCGTTGCTCTACCAACTGAGCTACGAAGTGGATTGCGCATCACCAACATCTCACGACGTGAGTGATACTAATGTTTGATATAAGAAAAACCGTACTCCAAGTAGGATTTGAACCTACGACCGCCAAGGTATAAGCTTGGAACTCTAACCACTGAGTTATTGGAGTAAGTAAGTTAGGAGTATATTATGATAGTGTTTAATAATGAGCCAAAACATTGCGAAGTAACTATCATTTAACTACCTAACTTAGTAGATTCTCGTAGATTCGAACTACGACCAACAGAGTCAAAGTCTGTCGTGCTAACCATTACACCAAGAATCTATCCGCTAATAGTGAAATCACTGCAAATATAAATCAAATATTCTTAATAACCTAACGCATAATATTGCGTAATAAATCATCAACAAATATCCGAGATATAATCAGTGCTTTTCGCCTATAAGCTAAGTGTTTAATCTTAATAGACTTAATTAGCTTTTTCATCCTGAACAGAAGTTTCTAATATGTCTAACATATCTGTGATTTCTTCCTTATAGTAGTGGCTAAGGATATACTCCTCATTAAGGAAGATTTGCTTTACCTTAACATAATCTTCTGCATAACGAGTATAAACCTCAGTATCACATACCATTAATTCAGGGAATTCGCTAAGCTTTTCTAAAAGCTTGGAAGTGCTAGATTCTGGGAAGACAGCACTAATTTCTTGAGCATTTACCACTACGCCGAATTTATTCGGGTAATCCCCAAAAGATGAAAGCATAATTTTGCCTACATTCACTTCCGCCCCTTTAATGTAAGTTGTTAATTCATTAACCAGCTTATACACTAAATCGACTAAAACGTAATTAGTGATATTCTGATTAGTGAATACGTCCTTAAACAAATCACCCTTTGCCCTAATAGCAGTAATCTCTTTTGGAGTTTTATCTGCTAATCTCATTGAGTAGGCTAATTGTTTATAGGCGAAATAATACCTAAGTCTATTATACAGACTCATTCTGTATGCTAATTCTTTTAGCCCCTTAGGTAAATCCATGATACTAGTCGTTTCCTTATAAAAGAAACGCTTGTACTCAACCCCATCAAGGATTTGGCTAATCCTCTTGACCTCCTTAGTCGGAGACAATTTGATGAAACTCTTTGACATTTCTTTACATTTGTTTACGTATGAAAAGCCCCTAACCTTGAGACAATTTGCCCCAAAGTTAGGTGCTTTTCTGTGTTAGTATTCTTCTTTGATTGTTCCAAAGATTTGAAACAAACGAATTGCACCTACACAAGCAAAAAGCGTCAGCGTTTTACCGACTATATTCCCGCCCGTGAAATACGTGCAATTTTGAGCTGTGGTACTTAGTAGCTCAAAAGAATTGCACAGCCTTAGAAACAAGGCTATGCAGGTTGCAAGGTAGCTATATTTATAGATGATTGTAGCTACCTTTTTGAGGTAGTTTATAGGTTGCATAGTGCGTTGTTATAGTTGCTTTTGATGAATAGATAGGCAGGTATTACAAGGGCTATTATATAGCCCATTGATAGTATTACTTTGCCTATTGTGGTGCATATTTCCCACGTGTTTAGCGTGAAATATGTTGCACCACTTGCAAACATTAGCAAGCCTGTCAAGGCAAACAAAGTACCGACTATTTCGTTTACTTTGTAGCTTAGTTTAGGCTCTTTATGGTGACTCTTTTTGTACATTGGATGGTTATATTTGGTAGTTTTTTATGTTGTCTTGTGGGGAGGTTTTTAGCTACTGAGAGCTATAAAAAAAGGTAGTGTACAACCTTTTCAGATTATACACTACCTTTGAAGATTTGGCTTTATTGGATAGAGCCGAGGAGGTTCGTCAGCTCTTCACCTTCAGTGACAGCCTTACGACCTTCGACGACCCAGTACCCTATACTTGTCTGACTCTTCGTAGGGTCAAACACTTCAATAACCTGTACATGAGGGTTTTTCAGGTCAGTGATTAGGCGGTTTTTGCCTGCAGTGAGCAGTATCTGCTCACCTTCCTTGTCAAAGACCAGGACGGCGATTTCGTTACCTTCTTCTACGCCCTTCGGGAGGAGCGCACGAACGAACTTACCGAGGTACTTCGTACGCTGCTCTACATCATTGAGAGGGAAGAAGGCAATAGGCTTCTCTGCAAAGTGCAGGCTGTCTTCTTCTTGCTCTGCTGAGCGGTAGTACGTCTTGTTGTTGAAGGTTACTGAGACGCGGTTGTTGTTTGCGCTGTTTGCGCGGAGGCTTGTTGTCTGTGCCATGATTGAATTGAAATTGTATTGTTGTGGAAATTGGGCGGACTCTCACCGCGAGGGTCCTACAAACCCAACTGCCGAAGGCAGGTCGGGCTTTGCGGGGGAGGCTGTCGTTCTCGTTAAAATTCAAAAAAAAA